TAAAATGGGGGGTATTGAACTCTTTTTCATATTTTTTTAGCATTTCAATTTTTTTTTTCTTTCATACGTTTTTTATTATTCTTATTTTTTTTACTTTTAGTTTTTTTAAACAGGAACGGAAAAAAAGCGGGAAAAAAAGGGGGTCACACCCGCTCTATGAGTCAGATGCAACTTTACAATCCTTATCGGTCACCTTTTTATATTTTATTATAGTTATTTATATTTATTCATTTATTCGTCTTCCAATCCATTCTCTTCATCGCTGCATAACTCGTCTTCTACTTGTTTCTCCATCAAGGTCACTTTCCCATTTTCTTCTAATTTTCCTAGACAAACTCCGCCATATTTGTCATACAGAAGACCGCTTTTACTTTTCTTGTACAAGGTTCCTTCATGTCTGAACATCGTCATCGATTCTTCTCCTGAACACGCGGGCATCACCATCTGCTCTACTGGCGTCTTCACCTCTTCTTTTGATTTCTCGTACGCCTCCATCATCACTATCATATCTTCATCTTCTATCTCGCCTAAGTTCAATGACTTCTTCTCTTTCTTCTCTTTCTTCGCCTTCTTTACAGGTTCTGGTGTAACCACCTGAGTAATCGGCGCCATCGACTTTAGCGATAGCGATTGAGCTCTCATCACTTCCGCTATCTTTTCTTCTACCGTCTTCATATCTACTTCGACAGGTTTTATCTCTTCTGCTACCACTTTCGCCACCGGTTTCTTCTTCAACTTCTTTTTTTCTTCTGCCACCACTACTACCACTGGTTCCACTACTACCACTGGTTCCACTACTACCACTGGTTCCACTACTACCAATGGTTCCACCACTACTACTGGTTCCACTACTACTGGCGCCACTGGTTTCTTCACCACCTGTTTCTTCGGCGCCGTCATCATCATGCTCTTGAACTTTTCTGCTTGCGCGCGCATCACTTCCGCTATCTTCGCATCTACGTCTACATGTGACAAGGTATTGTTTTCCACTACTTCCGGTACTACAGACACATTGTTAACGATTTTATCTACTTTTGACTTACCTTTCTTTGTTTTCTTCTCGATCTTCTTGTACTCCACTTTCGATTCCGCGCTGCTTTCTACTTCTGCTAGGAAAGACGCCTCCGCATCTTTTTCTTGAGAGACTCTCTCTAGCTCCTTCGCATTCTTCTCTTGATACTTTTTCAGTACCTCTTTTTTCACTTTTGCTTGAGCTTCATCCTCTGCAAATCCATACTTTGCCGACAAGTACGCCACAACTTCTCTCACTAGGGGTTCTACGTTTTGCATTTTTATATTTACCGCTTTTATTATTATCGCTTGTTATAGAGTGTTTTTAAGGTTTATCGCTTATAAAATGGGGGAATTGGTTTCTATTTGATTCTTTTTTAGCATTTCAATTTTTTAATTCATTGCTACATTTTTACACATTCTTATTTTTTTTAAAAAATTGAAATGGTCTCAATCAAATCGGTTGAAATCATCCTCCTCATCTTCATACTTAAAATCATGTCAACTCCATTTGTATTAGGTCAACGCATCATTTCATTCAATGAATTCGGTGCTTTAATTGAATCGAAACCATCTTCTGAAATAGATTTATCTTACCAGGTTGTCTCCGATTTGCACACAAGCGTCTCTTCACAGAACGCGAAGCAATTCAAGCATATATACGAAACCCAGTATATTTCCAATCAAACTATAAAAAATTACTTCCATTTTGGCGACCAAGGTCCATACGACGAGTACAATTCATACTCATTATGCAGTTGCCCCAACAAGAACGACGAACCAGAATATATAAATAAATTCCTTTCAGTGAGACCCTGTTGTTGCGTAAATGGCAAACGATATCTAGCATATCTGTGCGCATTCAATGGGGGAAAAACAAATTATTATCATACTCAACACATTCAATTAAGTTCAAGTGACGTCGTAACAGAAATCAAAGAATACTTGTTGAAAGATGGACCCATCGATCTGAATTATGTAGATACTGTCCGGGAACCAAACTTTTAACCAAACTCATCCACTCATTACTTCATTCCTCTGTTTACTCCATTCATAGATATTCTTTTTTTCATCGGGGCATTTGGGTGCACAATTCTAGGAAATCGCGCAAACCCATTTTTTATTTGAACGCGAGCAACCCTCCTAGAAGCGTCGCAAGACATGCATGGGCAACCTTCGTCTAAATAATGGTCTAACTTCACGCGCCGATATATCGAATTCTCCACGCTTATTTCCTTGTACAATAAATATTCATTGCTCGTAAATGCGTTAAAATGATCTGTCAAATGAGGACTCCATTTTGTTATATAATCACCCCTTTCGCTTTGAGTCATATACCTATTTAGTGATACGTCGTTCAACGCGATATCAAACAAATTTCTCGGAATTTTGTATTGGTCTTTGAACCGTGTGTACAATTCACCAAGCGGTTTTTTAGTTGTCTCGTGGTCGGGCAGCACTATAATTTCCGCACGAAATATCCTGCTTAAAATAGACCCCCATGCACTAGAATCGCGCAACCGCAGTTTCACATAAGTCACATTTTTATCGACAGTAATTCCTACTCGCATTTCCGCCGCGGCAGATATTTCAGCCCCTGTTTTTTGATATACCTCTGTATAATAATCGCCCACGCCTATATGTGGGAACACTTGATTAAATCGTTTGGTTATTTTGGCAAGATCGTAACTGTTTAGGTTGGTTTCGGTATTATTAAAATGGAGAGATTCGAGTTCTTCAAAATAATGCGATATTTTGCGCTCGATTGGTTCTCTAAATACGTCAATGACATAGACCAGTGCGCCAAGAGAGACATTGTATTGTATTACCTCGTTTACAGTAACTCCTGTTATTTTATACAATACCCGCAATGTGGAATCGTCATGTATATGAAAAATGTTGTACGAGTGATTCAAATAGATTCGCAAGTATGAAACCAATGAGGTGGACCCCACTTTAGGTGGGCAATATACAAAGATGAGTCCCTTTTTGGAGACAAGGTTAATGCCCATTTTTTTATTTGCTAAACCAAGTTTTTTGGTATCAAAGGAAGAAATCATCTATCTGAGATGGAATGATTATATTTTTCATTAGATGTTTTTATAATGGTTCTGACGCCTGAAATTCAGAGGTTGTCGAATTTGGTTTAATAAAATGTTTATTCATATATTTTTGTAGACTGAAATAGGTCAATGTGTCGTCGTCGTTTAACCCAAGAAGCGATTTCAACTTTTCATCCGGTTGGATAATATTCTTTTTCTCTGCATTTTGGTGCAAGCAATTCTCTTTAATATATGCAACAACTGATTTGGTGACTTCGGTGCGTGCAATCTCAGTGCCTTGAGTTTTGTTTAAAAATTCACAGAGTTCGCTAGATACTTTGGTTGGGGTAGCGATCCCAGACCGTTTCTTGGCGTTCACGGACGCTTTTGTTTCCTTCTTTTCTGTTTGTTTTTTGATAAGCGCGCCCTCTTTATCAATCGTTTTCTCCATCGTTTTCAACTGTTTTTGAAGCGCGTTTAGTTGTTCTTTTAATTGACAAATAGTTTCATTAATGCTTGTAAGTTGGGTTCCTACTGATTCTAAAAATGGTTGCGCCATTAAGAAGTTGTATAGTATTTTATTGGTTAATTTTTTTAAAGTTTCGCGGCAATCATACATTTGACCGCCTTTAGTAAAATGATTTGTTACAAAGATAAATCATTTTATTAAAAAATCACAGAGCGTTGATCAACTGTTTATTGTTGTTGCTGTTGTTGTTGTTGTCCCTGTCCCTGTCTTTGTCCTTGGCCCTGTTGTTGGCCTTGTCCCTGGGACTGTCCTCGGCTTCGGCGTCTGCGGAGCTTGGACTTGTTGCGTCTGGATCGGCGACCTCCTTGTTGTTGCTGTTGTTGTCCCTGTTGTTGACCTTGGCCCTGTTGTTGGCCTTGTCCCTGGGACTGTCCACGGCTTCGGCGTCTGCGGAGCTTGGACTTGTTGCGTCTGGATCGGCGACCTCCTTGTTGTTGTTGTCCTTGTTGTTGCTGTTGTTGTTGTGCTTGTCCTTGTTCCATGTTATATATTAACGCAACAAAAAAGTTTTTGAAAAAAGGAGAAGAATATGTTAAAAATATATAATTTAAAATATTCCGCGCGGAACAAGAATAAAAAATTCCTAAAGATAATGGATGCCTAGAGAATTACTTTTTCTTTGAAGAGGAATCCCCTCCTTTTTTGGCGACATTGGCCCAATCATTGCCGCTTTTTGTTGGTTCCTTTTCCTTTGGTTCTTTTGCTAAAGGTTTCGACTCCTTTTCGTATGCATCCTTCGCTGTCCTCTGCTCCCGAATAGTTTCGCACATCAAAGGCCCACCCAAAACCCCCTTAATATTTGCCGCGGCATATTGAATTGTCTTGTTGATAGAATCGACCACGCCACAAGAAACATATTCACCAGACACCAAATACCTATATTGCTCTTCGCTAGTTACGATAGAAGCGTGGTGCGCAAAAACATCGGCGCCTTGACGCGCGCCATCCAGCACTTGAATAATGCCATACCCTTTCTTGTTGTCAAACCACTTAACTCTTCCTAAACAAATAAGATCCAAACTCATTTTTATATATACATGTTTAACTCGATTTGTCTTTAAGTAGGTTATACAGTAACTTTTATAGTGAACGTGTTTGTTATTGAAATGCCGAAAGAGTATGGGCAACAAGCGCATAATTTGGTTCTTCTTCGTATTTTAACGCATCACATTGCCGCAACAATTCATCAAACGGCGTTTTCCCTAAAGTGTGTGGGGAGCGCAACCCCACTTTCACTGATTTGATTTCATCGTTTGTCATGTTGTTCGCGAACATTTTTCGCCATTGGTTCAAAGGAAGAAACAGATAGATTAAAACATAGATCACAGATTCGATGTCGTCTCGTCGACTTGTCTGGCGCAAATCGTGGACCCCAATGCTCACAAAGTTGGGGGTTCCTATAATCCCGCTAGTGCGACCTCCCCCCAAAACATGACCGCCCTCCGGGGTGATATAATTCTTACAAAACCCAAAATCGATCAAATAGACTGTTTGACTGTTTCTTCCTAACCCGAATAAAAAGTTGTCTGGTTTAATATCTCGATGTATCAATCCTTTTTGGTGCACTGATTTTATGCGTTGTATGATTTGGGTACCGATTTTGGCGACAACTGACAACGGAATAGATAAATCGGACTTAAATGAGGTCAATGATTCGCCAAGAAGCTCCAGCACCATATAATAAAATTGCTCATCTTTCCCAAACCATTTAAGATTGGGGAAACCACACGCATTGTCTTCTTTGTTTAGCATTAAATATATTTTGGATTCGTTTTTCAGTGTGTTTACAGGGGAACTCTTCTTTTCTATTTTGATCGCCACTTTTTCGCGATTATAAACATGTTCGCCTTTCAAGACTGTGCCAAATGCACCTTCGCCTATCATTTCGATTAACTTGTATTTCCCACCAATCATTCTGGGTTATTGATAATAGATAACAAATACTGTTAAATAAGTTATAATAGTGTGTAATGTAATAGTGTGTAATGTAATAGCGTGTAATGTAATAGCGTGTAATGTAATAGCGTGTAATGTAATTAAATCTGTGGTTAGATTTTCCTCCAAGCGCAAACCCCATTTTTATTTGGCGTAGACAAATACATAGATCCATCGTTCCCCGCCATTTTCTTCCCACAACATTTATTTGCTGGAAACGGTGGTGAGGGTCTCTCTTTATACTTTTTTAGCGTCTTACTATGATTTGCAACCACATTTCTGGGAGACACTTGTTTTAACTTATTAGACAATGTTTTGCATTGTTTTTGCGTCAGTTTCAATGGATTTGTCTTTGCCCCCAACGCCCGCCTTATATTCCTTGTCCAAACCTGTTTGCAGCGTTCTTTGCAAGTTCCAGTGCCTATTTCCGACAATATTTGCGTCGCGCCATTATAACTATGCATGAAAGTCATCCACCGCTTTCCGTATATATAATTGCAAAACAACATAAAGACAACAAATCAATATACAATATATTGAACCTTTAACAAAAAATCAATGGTAATCATCTGCTCCGAAACCGAATACCCTAATAACAAGGGTGACGCCTTAGAACCCTACGAAGGGTATTTTAAAAAATATGTATATGAATTGAGCATTTTTCAAAAACACTCAATTCGCGGAATCATCGACGGAAATCATGTGCTAGTATGTGCACCAACTGGGAGTGGCAAATCGTTGCCCGCGGAATTCGCCATCGAATTTTTTGCCGCCCAGAAAGAGAAAGTTATCTATACTTCTCCCATTAAAGCATTAGGCAATCAAAAGTACAATGAGTTCACTACAAAATACCCACATATCTCATTTGGTCTTATCACTGGCGACATAAAAATCAATCCAGGGGCACAAGTGCTCATAATGACGGCGGAAATTTTGCTAAACAAAATTGTTGGGTCCAAGAACACGCACACAAGTAACTCCTCGAGCTCGTTCGACATAGATATCCAAACCGAACTTAGATGCGTTATTATGGACGAGGTGCATTATATCAACGACGCGGAAAGAGGCAAAGTGTGGGAGGAAACCATCATGCTGCTCCCTCCCAAAGTACAAATGGTGATGTTGTCCGCGACAATCGATGCGCCAGAAAAGTTCGCCACTTGGTGTGAGGGGTTCAATAAAGACGAAGACAAAGTTGAAAGCGTTTGCAAAAAGTCTGTGGTTCTCGCGCACACATATACACGCATTGTGCCACTCACCCATTACGCATTTGTCGTTACCCCTGTAGCGCTTTACAAATCGATTAAAGACAAGACCAAGGAAGAAGACCTTAAGAAAAATGTGTTCAATAGAATGATTTGCATGCAAACTGCAGGAGGTGTCTTTTCTGATACAAACTTTTACTTGGTCCAAAATGCGCTAAAATTGATTGCGGATAAGAATGTCCAAGTTAAACGTGGTCATGTCCTAAACGAATTGTGCAAGCATTTAAAAGAGAATGACATGCTTCCTGCTCTTTGTTTTGTTCTTTCTAGAAAGCGGTTGGAACAATATGCACAAGAAATAACGTTTGAACTTCTAGAAGATGACTCTAAAGTAGGGTACATCGTGAAAAGAGAGTGCGAACAAATCATTAGAAAACTCCCTAATTACAAGGAGTACTTAAACCTCCCAGAGTACGTGCAGATGGTTGCGCTACTAGAAAAAGGGATCGCGATTCATCACGCAGGAGTAGCGCCTGTTCTAAGAGAGTTGGTAGAAATCCTTTATGCAAGAGGGTATATCAAACTACTTTTTGCGACAGAGACCTTCTCTGTAGGGTTAAACATGCCGACAAAAACCACGATTTTTACAGATATTAGCAAGTTTGATGGGTCGGGTCTTCGATCACTGTATGCACATGAGTACACACAAATGGCGGGGCGAGCCGGAAGAAGAGGCATCGATGTGGTGGGGCATGTCATACACCTCCCTAATTTGTATTCCTCGTTTTCAATTGCGGCATTTAAAATGATGTTAGGAAACAAAGCTCAACGACTGGCGTCTAAGTTCCGAATATCGTACAACATGGTGTTCAATTGTATGGTTCTAAAGGGTGCATGCACTGTTGCAGATATATGTGAGCATGTTAGATGTAGCATGTTGGAAAAAGAAGTCTATGCCGAGGCGACACAAATGGAACGTGAAACCGTTCGCGCAGAGGAGGAGCATGCAAAATGTTTGGTCTCATGCGAACATCTGAAAACGCCAGTCGAGGTGGTCGAGGCGTATATTGCACTATTAGAGGAAAAACCCAAGTGTGTGAATAAACGTCGGAAAGAGGTAGAACGCGCGTTAAGTCGAATGACAGACGAATATAAGTTTATTGAAAAAGACAGGGGGACTGTTGTAAAACGAAACCAGACAAAGGTGGAGTGGGAAAAGGCCGCGGGAGAAGCACACAATTGCCGAACATATATTGAAAACTGCGTTAAAATTGTGTTGCACCTTTTGACCAAACAACGATGCATATTTGAAATTATACCTGATGCTTTAGAAACCGTTCTTAAAAGCACGTATGCGTTTACAGTAAAAGGTCAAACCGCACAACATTTAAGAGAAATCAATTGTCTCCTTTTTTCAGAATTATATGATAGAAGAGTATTTGAAATCCTAGATGAGTGTCAACTCGCCTGTTTTTTCAGTTGTTTCACGAATGTCTCTATACCCGAAGACAACCGCGCTGCCCGGGTGGATCCCAAGTGTCGCATCAAAGATGTCGTGGACTTTTCTTCCTCTTATCTAGAAAAAGTGGTTGCAGACGAAGTCGGAAACTGCATTAAAACGGGGATCAATTGCGAAATGCACATTGACCTGATCGATTATGTAGAGGAATGGTGGTATGCTGAAAATGAAATAGAATGTAAAATCGTTTTGCAAAGAGTAAAGGAAGAAAAACAAGTATCTTTAGGGGAATTTGTCAAAACGTTGATCAAAATCAACAATATTAAAGATGAAATGGTTAAAGTTGCCGAATCAAATGGCGACATCACTTTGTTAAACAAATTGTCGGAAATTCCTGCGTGCACGTTGAAGTTTGTTGCCACCAACCAATCATTGTATATTTAGAAATGATCTCTTATAAATGGGTGTATGTGTCCACATATATACTTACATAACATATTTGCATATATATATTATATGCCACCTTACCAGATCACTCGGTACACATATCGTCAAGCAAAACGCTTAGGTGTTACTGTAAAAAGATCCACAACTAAGGACAAAAAGATAGATGTATACAAGAATGGGGAGAAAATTGCGAGCGTGGGTGCGCTAGGTATGAATGATTACCCGACATATATTAATAAAATGGGGAAACCATATGCCAATACGCGTCGGCGTTTATACAAAATAAGACATCGAAAAGATCGCAAGACACGGTGGTCTAGGGGGTGGTTAGCGGATAAGTTGTTGTGGTGAAAGACATCATCTAACACGAAGTCGAAGTCGAAGTCAAAGATAATTTTTATAAAAAGGTATATACTTAAAAACAATTTACCATTTTTTTTGTAAAAAAATATCAAATATTATATATTTGCAAGATGAAAGATGTTTTAAGGTTATGCGCGTTCCAGTTTTTTTGTATTATTGTGTTCTCGCTTATTTATTACTATTATTTCATCAATGACATTAAATTGCCCCATGATAAGAGGAAGAAACCTAATTACATCGATTGCTTGTCGTACAGCACCTCCATTACTTCTGGAACTGGTTGCAGCGGAATTGTCTCGACCTCTTCAGGGTGCGCCATGGTAGCAAACATCCAACAATCGTTACTCGTCGCCTCCAACGTTTTAATTGTGTACCATTTACTTAAATTGTAAACAAACACGGTTAAAAAAATAAAATATTGCGTTATTTTAAATGGATCTTAAAAACATGTTTGCTCCTTTAGGCAAAGAATACTGCATGTATTTTTATTGGTTGTCTGTCATCGGATTTGTGTTTTTCTGGTTCCTTCTTTTATCAGGTGTGTTTGCTGGAATTAAGGGGAAAATGCCTGCCGCCCATTATTTGCATTTAGGGATGATTTGCATCACTTATTTGCTTCTTTATTTCCAAAGCAGATTACTTTACTCGATGTGCTCTCGTTAATCCACCACAAACCGCATCATCTATACTTTTATAAAATAACACGAATCAATGCTTATGTTGATTCGCGTTATTATTATTATCATTCATGCAAACCCTTATAGAGTAGAGAGTAGATATTTGGTAGCAGGAAAATTATACCACGATATATATAGATGTCGTATACTAAAGAGAAGAAAGGTAAAATCACTGTTTACCACATGACAAAAATAATGAGCGACGAGAAGATTGCATCGCTCAAAGGGACCCATGTCACCCCCGCACAAATCAATTTGATTATCGATCACGACGCGGATGTCTATGGCGAAAATGGTGCGCTTCTGCTCAAGTTTAGGAAAGGAGTCTTGCCCAAAGAACATGTCGACGCGTTTTATGATGCAATTATCAAGTTCGCTCACAACAAGACAGATAACCGGAAAAATGCCTCGGGGCACAAAAACCCGAATGCCGCGGCAAAAACCAATGTCATGAGCAATATCTTTGGTTATTTCGACAAATGGACCCCTAACCAAAAGTTGATGTTTTCAAAAAACAACCGAAAACCAAAGATCAATGTGCGCGAGACACGTTTCAATATGGATTACCCGGAGCTTTACAAAAAAACGATCCCTCTAATTGAAGATGTCGACCACTGGTATGAAAAAACCACCCCCGAATTTTACAAGAACCAGAAAAGAAAAGCGAGACAAACCCCTTTTAAAGTGGCCAATACCGTCTTTACCACCATCACCACCAATTTGAACTACCAAACTGCATTACATACTGACAAAGGAGACGACGCGGAAGGGTTTGGTAACCTTGCAGTGATTGAGCGTGGTGAATATACGGGCGGTGAAACATGTATGCCCCAATATGGGGTAGGAGTAGATGTAAGAACTAGTGATGTATTGTTCATGGATGTGCATCAGTACCATACCAATCTGCCCATTGTGCTAAAAACCCCCGACGCACAACGCTTGTCGATTGTCTGCTACTTAAGGACCAAGATCTGGGAGGCAAGCAAGGGAATGCCCAAATCCGCCGTAGAGAAGCACAACAAGACGGTCAGGTTGTTGACGCGGACATTGATCGGCGAGAAGAATAAGAACAATAATAAGACAAAGAAGAGGAATCCCCGATAATAATGGCGGGGGTGTCTTTAAATACTTTTTTACAACATATATTTTACAACATATATTTTACAACATATATTTTACAACATATATTTTACAACATATATTTTACAACATATATTTTATAAAAAATTGGAATAAAATGTTTCACGCTAAAACATTGCATAATTCAAATCATGAACACTACAAGTATTATTAATTCATTTAAACGCGTGTTTACGCCACATGTCAAAACACGTTTAGGGAGATGGAATATTCATAATTATAGCGAAACCACGCTTAAAATTAAATACGCGACAGAAGACAATTGTGGTGTTTATTCACGCAATTATCAAGAAAATGATATCAGCGCGGGACAGGTTGAGTTATATGATGACAAAAAATACATCTATATGATGGGGTACGAATCGGTACATTTAAAACATTAAATATCACTAACACAATCGCGCTATTTTAACCTTTAAGTATATACATTTTTTTACTACATAATAAAATATCACAAAATATATTTTATAAGAACATATCAAAGAGATGAATTACGTGATAGCAATCCCTTCTTATAATCGTGCAAAAAACATTACTGAAAAAGTGTTGACTGCATTAAAGAATGGTGGCGTGTCTTCTAAAAAGGTATATATCTTCGTTGCAAATGAGGAGCAAGCATCTCTTTACACAGCCGCGGCGCCCAAAAATATGTATCACAAGATAGTAGTAGGGGAGCTGGGCATTGCAAACCAACGCAATTTTATCTCGGATTATTTCCCAGAAAATCAATATGTTGTTTCCCTAGATGATGATATTTCTTCCCTTCAAACAATTGAAGGAGGAAGATATGTTCATATAAAAGACCTAGACGCCTTTTTTAAAAATGCATACAAGATCATGAAAAAAGAGAGATTATTTATTTGGGGCGTTTACCCAGTCAAATCGTTGATGTATATGTATGATACCATTTCAACCGATTTGAAGTTTCTTCCTGGATTTACTTTTGGTTATATTAACAGGCATCTAAAATCATTGGAATTGTCCGTTAAAGCGGAAGGCAAGGAAGATATCGAACAATCAATCCTTTATTACTTGGAGGATGGAGGTGTGATTCGTTTCAACTATGTGACGCCAAATCAAACGCACCCACGAGTAGGTGGTCTAGGGAAAGACCGCATGGAAATGAACGAGAAAGCCGCTTTGTACATGACCAAGAAATACCCTGATTTTGTTACCAAGTATTATCGAAAAAACGGGTTGGCCGAATTAAGACTCGCACGCCATCCACGGATATAAAAAAAATAAGCGCATAAGGTTTCTTACACAACTTTAAAAAAATTGAAATACTTTTAAAACTGTGTTTGCTCGTTAGTTTTTCATTAAGCTTTTAACGCATTTTACAACCTTTTATACAAACGTCACATAATACCAAACATGTTCAACACCACAAATACCGAACGCGTCGTAAGCGAGTTGAGAAACTCGTTCTGCGAAATGATTTTCCCTCATTTCAACGACGACGATTCATTGTCATCTACCTCTAGTTTCAGTTCGCATTCTTCGCCCTCCGTGGTGTTGAGGCCTCTGTCTGGAGAACAGAAGAGCACAGGTAAGCAAATTATTAATTATTATAAAGAAAACCCTTTGTTAAATAGGTGGGCGATCCTGTTGGCCCAAATGCAATCTGGAAAGACCGAGACCTACCTATTTGTCGCCGCCGAGATGTTAAGAATAGGGTTCATAAAAAATTTCGTGATCTTTAGTGGAAACGCAGAAACTGCGTTGAAGAACCAGATCATAGAGATTTTGTCTGACTCATTCTCCGAAGAAATGTACACAGAGGAAGAAAGACTGCAGAAATCATTCATACGAAAATATGAAGAATACTTGATGGACACCGTGAACCTAAACATCAGACAGATACTAGATGTTCTGAGGACATTCAAAGACAAAAGCAAGAAAGCAGTTGTCTGGGGTAATGATTTATCCAAGTATTCAGGGTCGACCACTGACACCCTCTTTATTTGGGAGGAATCCCATTTTGCCCAAGACCATGGCAACTTGCCTGCAAAAATGTTGCGCCAAATCGGCATTTCCGCAGATGGAGACGCCTCTTTGTTGCAAAGCAATAGAAACTATGTATTAAGCGTGTCTGCGACTGGTTTCTCGGAACTTAGCGATAACCATTACCAAATTCAAGGCAAACTAGTCCAAACGTTGGAACCAGGCGCTGGGTACAACAGTTTGGAAAGCATGATGGAAGGTGGTCGCATCAAACCATATAAAACGATCCAAGAGGGATTGACGCAAGCATTGTCTACAGAACGCGTTGGTGCCAAATACGCGGTTATCAGAGTAACCATTAAGAACAACCAAGAGGTTTCTGAAATATGTAGAACAAATGGGTGGCGCGTCGTGAACCACGATTCCTCTACAGAGTCAGACGAAGGTGCGAGAACATGGAACAACATGAAAAACGCGCCTCTCGTAGATACAGTTATTCTATTAAAAGGGTTGTGTCGCATGGGTCAAAACATAGAGAAAGCGCATGTGCTCTTTTGCTTTGAAACATCTAAAAACTCAAAGACAGACACTGTATTACAATCATTTGTAGGGCGTGTTTGTGGGTACTCTACCAATTCCGAAAACGTGCATGTCTATCTCCCTGAAAAAACATTCAATAATGGAGAGATTGAGAGGTATATTCGGATGACCAAAGGAGAGATCATCACGCCATTAAAAGCCCGAAATTTGGCGCCACTTGCAGAGAAAATCCCACAAAGTAGGCGATTCCCAATCATCCCTATCCTCTTTAAGAAAAGTGTGTTATCGCCTAATGAACATCGCGCCGGACTCTCTGTCAAAGACAAAGAGCGAGTTATGATACAAGATATGAGAGCCGCACTCAACGCCAACGCGTTCGAAAGTCTTAATAGACAAGACACGCTAATTAAAGTAAAAGCGTTGATAGAAAACGATGAGGTCGAACTTAAAATTCGTAAACTATGGGATAACAAAAACAAACGAATATACGAGTCACATGAAATCGTAGACAAAAACATCCACGAATCTTGGGGGCATGTCAAAGACGCCAATGGTCAATGGTCTGAACACGCGGTGAACGCACCAACCCCGCCACCTGTCCACGTGATTCATGGAGTAGGGAAAAACCCAGATGGGTTAAAAGTAAACGCATGGGTCACTAAAGAAGGAAATGTCTACCTAGAATGCCTGGTAGAAAATGAAGAGCGAATGAGGGAAATTGAAGACAACGCGAAGGTAGCGCGAACTACTTTGAAAGAGGTTTTCTGCCACCGTTTAGAAGATGGTACAGAACAAGTTACTAATGGCGCATTCTCTATACACCTTACGCCGATGTCAGGGTTTTTCGTAGACAACATGCGCACAGAGTTGTCAGAAATTGTCAAGATATCTTTGACATTGACCAACGCGTCAAATGCAAGAAAGATCAGTTCAGTTAAAGATAGCGCTTCCAAAGGGATATCATTGACACTGCCAGTCTTAGAGTCGCTGAAACCAGGTGGTTCCATCTATGAATACATCAAAACCACACATGGGGTCTTATTGAAAATTTCTGGGTCTAAATTAGCGCTTACTAATTCCCATAACGCTTTGGGTCTTGTGCGAGTCGCGTCCATATCATGGTGAACCCAACTCCTACCGCAAATAAAATAAATAGGATAAATAGGATAAATAAAATAATAGAATAAAAGGTTGGCACTAAGCATTGTAAAACCATAAGGTTCCCTTTTTTTATACATGTTTTTTTGCGCGCATTATCGTGTGGGAATTACACAAACGTTCGATCGCAGCGCGCACCATATATGGTCACATAAAAATCCCCTCTTTTTAAAAAGGTCCGCGGCAGCGCCAGCTGCCCTATACCTTTAAAACATAGTACTGCGCCCTATTCTTGTTTTTGGACATTTTAAAAATGTCCAAAAATGAAAAGTCTTTCAATCGTTGTGTAAAAAACTGGAAATGACACTGTGAGACCATAAACTTTCAAAAACACCCTATAAAAATTCAAAAATGAGACCATAATTTTTTTCGAGTTTTTTCGAGTTTTTCGGGCTTGCAAAAAATGTCCAAAAAACACCCAAAAACACCTAAAAAATTTATACAAAAAGTATAAGCACTTTTCTTCGAAATATTTTGCGACCATATATCCTCTCATGAATTTAAAAACGTGGTAAAAACGCCTGAGCATTATGGTAAGGAAACAAAATGGAAACAAATGGAAACAAAAAGTATAAATGCTCACAAACCTGTTTTTTTGACAACATTTCTGTGACTGTGAATGGTCTCGTGAACACTTTCAAAAAAGTGCTTATACTTTGGAAACACTTTTTAAAAATGTCCAAGTTTCAGTCACAAGTTGCAAAAGACCCCTTGTGACTGAACATCATCACAAAATGCGATATTTTCACCCATTTTTAAAAGAGAAAAATCCCTTTAAAAATGTCCAAGTTATGGTCACAAGTTGCAAATAGTGTGTCGTGACTGACAATGGAGACAAAATTAGAAGGTTTCTAAAAAGGAAACAAGACCATAGAATCCAGTTTTGCGCGTTTTACAAAACCCCTTCAAGGATTCCCAATATTGGACATTTTAAAAATGTCCAAAAATGAAAAGTCTTTCAATCGTTACGTGAAAAACTGAAAATGACACTGTGAGACCATAAACTTTCAAAAACGCCTTTAAAAAAAACAAAAACGAGACCATAATTTTTTTCGCGCTTTTTTGGATTTCTTCAAGCTTGCAAAAAATGTCCAAAAAACACTCAAAAAATTTATACAAAAAGTATAAGCGATTTTATGGAGAAACTCGTGTGACCATATATGCTCTCATAAATCCAAAAACGCAGTAAAAACGTGTGAGCGTTATGGTAAGGAAACAAAATGGAAACAAATGGAAACAAAAAGTATAAATGCTCACAAACCTGTTTTTTTGACAACATTTCTGTGACCGAGAATGGTCTCATACACACTTGCAAAAAAGTGCTTATACTTTGGAAACACTTTTTAAAAATGTCCAATTTTCAGTCACAAGTTGCAAAAGACCCCTTGTGACTGAACATCATCACAAAATGCAAGGTTTTTACCTATTTTTAAAAGAGAAAAATCCCTTTAAAAATGTCCAAGTTATGGTCACAAGTTGCAAAACGAGTGTCGTGACTGAGCATGGTCTTATTTTACGAGGGTTAAAAAGGCGTTTAAGACCAGGAAACCACGGTTTTGCGCGTTTTATAAAACTCTTGTAAGGATTCCCAATAATGGACATTTTAAAAATGTCCAAAAATGAAAAGTCTTTCAATCGTTACGCAAAAAACTGAAAATGACACTGTGAGACCATAAACTTTCAAAAACGCCTTACAAAAAAACAAAAACGAGACCATAAAATTTTTCGCAATTTTTCAGACCGATTCGAGCTTGCAAAAAATGTCTCAAAAAATTTATACAAAAAGTATAAGGCAATTTTCGCCGAATTCTGCGTGACCATATACGCTCTCATTTTTTACAAACCGCCGAAAAACCACGAGAGCATTATGGTAAGGAAACAAAATGGAAACAAATGGAAACAAAAAAGTATAAATGCTCACAAACCTGTTTTTTGGTGTCATTTTCTGTGACTGAGAATGGTCTGATGGAGATCTTACAAAAAGTGCTTATACTTTGGAAACACATTTTAAAAATGTCCAACTTATGGTAACAACTTGCAAAATGGATGACGTGACTGGGGATGGTCTTATTTTGAGAGGGTTAAAAAAGGTGGTTGACATCATAAAAAACATATTTCTTCGACTTGCGATGAAAACAAAATATGTACAGAACATTATTTAAACTCTTTTTCTATAATATAAGTAATTGTGATATGGACGCGCGAGTGGTTTGCGAAGACCCGTTATGTATTTATAAATGTGATGTATGTAAATATGAAACACCTGTATTATGCAATTACAAAAAACATTCGAAAACAGAAAAGCACATATGGAGGAATTACGTTAAGAAAACGGTAGAAAGCGTTAATATAGAATCCTCCCCTGTTTTGTCGAACGACGAACCGTTGAAACGCATTGGGATAAAACTGATAGAGTGTGTGTGTGGGAAGAAGTTTAAATCTAGGTCAGGAGCGTGGAAACACCAAAAGATGTGTACAACAGTTGCGCTAGCGCGTGCAAGCGAATCGGTGGAGGACTCTATATTTAACCCGTTGGACATCATCGCATTAATAAAGCAGAACCAAGAGTTCAAAGATTTAATGATGGAGCAGCAAGAGCAGCATGCTGTCCAAACGCAAGAGTTTCAGAACCAACTCCTTCAAATCGCAAAAACAGGCATCAATGTCACAAATAACACAAACAACAACACAACCAACGCGAGCTTTAACTTAAACATATTTTTAAACGAGACATGCAAAGATGCAATCAACATGAAAGATTTTGTCAAGACTCTACCTATCACTATGTCTGATTTAGAAGAGACTGGTAAATTAGGGTACACAGACGGGATATCGAGGTTGTTTGTCAATGGACTCAAAGGGTTGGATGTAAACAAGCGACCGATCCATTGTAGCGATTTCAAGCGAGAGGTGCTTTATATAAAAGATTTCGATGTATGGGAGAAAGATGGAGAGGAAAAGAATTTGATTAAACAAGCGATAAGAATGGTTGAATCAAAAAATATAAAACTGATTCCGATGTGGGTAAGCGAGCACCCAGGAGTGGTAAAAAGCGATCATAGAAAAAACACGCAGTACTTAAACATCATTTATCAAAGCACAGGAGGGGAAGAAGTGGACAACGATGACAATCTGAATAAAATCATTAAAAACATTCTAAAAGAAGTGCGCATAACAAAATGAATACGATATGTTTTATTCTTCTAAAAAAATACTGGAACCAAAAATGGTGGTTCCTGTGCACAAGACGGGGATAGATGCATAGAATATATTTTTTTGAACCAAGTAAACATTGAAATTATGATCTGTTGCTCGTAGGAATCCAACTTCATCGAAGTATTTGACCATGTTGATGGCGCCTTGCAACGTAACAATATAGGAGAGAGAACAAGGGTTCTCACTGTCTTTTAAAACCCCAACATAATCGTTGACACGCGATTTTAGATGACGAAAACTTGAACCAGCGTCATTAAAATCCCATGGGACGAAGTATGAATAACATGCTTCTTTGTGAAACCCAATATTTATCATTTCGGCGTCTTTGGGTATAGATTTTAGAACATTCGTCAGTTTCTCGGTGAAATCGTCGCAAAACATCACATCATCTTGACAGACAATTGCGTAAGGGACTTGGAATTTAATAATCTCTTTTAAAATATAATAATGACTTAATTGGTTTCCTTTAATCCTGTTGGCATATCTTTGGGTTCGACAATCTAGGTTCGCGCATAACCTATTTTCTTCTTCTGTGAAAACATGACTGTCCCCATGAATCGCGCTAAATCGTTTCACGTATATAGGTGATTTTAATTGTTTAATCTGACCAAGAAAATGTTCCCACCTATTTGTTGCACTATCTAAATTGATTAAAAAAAACAACGGGTGTTGCCCATTCACAGTTAAATCTATCGTTTCAGACATATCAATATCAATATTAATAATATATAATAATCTATTTAATAATCTATTTAATAATCTATTTAATAATCTATTTAATAATCTATTTAATAATCTATTTAATAATCTATTTAATAATCTATTTAATAATCTATTTTAATTGTTTCATGCAACTCGCCCTATCACACAAACCATTCTGGAGCTTCTCGTCTCGTCCATTTCGCAAGTCTTCGTTTGGAATCCGACATATAGTACAGTTGGTATGCTCTTGTTGCATCCCCCTCCACTTTTAATTCAGCAGTCATCGCTTGTGCAAAAGGGGTAAGACCTCTTTTTGGAAACTTATCTTTGCTTGGTACGCAACACGCCAATGTAAGAGCTACAAGGTAAGACTTGTGAAATTTGTCTTCGCCATGATTAAACCGGTATCGCCATTCTTCGTGCATCCTATATATTAGCGCAAGTGTCCACATATAATTTTCATATGATTCTCGCACCCAAATAGAGACAGGGTGATTTTTGTGAGAAATTTTATACAACCCTTCGTTAATGGGGTCATCGGGGTCAACCAACCTTTTTGCTGCACAAAGCATCTGAACCGCTTCTAATATTATTTTCACGATATGTGAATCAAACATCCATTCAGCGATCTGTTGTTGGGATAAAGAGAGGATAAATAAATTCATAAGTGCATTGGGATATTAATTTGAGACTCTTACGATAAAAACATTTCAATTTTTGCAAATATTTAAAAATAACATAAATATTTGCATACAAACTTGTAGTCGCATACTTACAGTCGCATGCTTATAGTTACATGCTTATAGTTACATGCTTACAGTTACATACTTACAGTCGCATACTTACAGTCGCATACTTACAGTCGCATACTTACAGTCACATACTTACAGTCGCATGCTTACAGTCGCATGCTAACAGTCGCATGCTTACAGTCGCATGCTTACAGTCGCATGCTAACAGTCGCATGCTTGCAGTCGCATGCTTACCTCTTGTCTCCATCAACTATCGCTGACTTCATTCCAGAGAATCTCCGCGCGCCGCTTAAATAACCATAGGCGTTTCCCCTCATCCCCCTCGTTGCTTAAAACGTCGTGAACGCAGTATCGTGCGATTTCTTTTGTAAGCTCGGCGGACCTTGACTGACCGTTTTTTAGTGCGTGGCCGGATTCTAGTGTGTATTTTTTTGGAGCGAGGCATCTATATATATATTGTGGGGAATAAATGTTTCTCATAAAAAGAAGTTAAAGACAAATTGTGACAATAATAGTGGGATGAAGCTTCGCTTATCCGTCGCTTCGCTTATCCGTCGCTTCGCTTATCCGTCGCTTCGCTTATCCGTCGCTTCGCTTATCCGTCGCTTCGCTTATACGACGATTTGCAACCTTATTTTTCGCGCATACTTATTCTCCTTACAAAAGAGGTACAACATATATTTACGCGATTCCATATGTTCCATATATTCTCTCGTAGTAATTCTGTACGCCATTTTAAGAGAAGGAAGAAACACATTATACTGGTACAACCCGTCGCCACGTTCCGCCCTGTCGAAACAATACCCATCGAATGTACTAGACAATGTAGTTTCATCGCTCATGCAAAGAGATAAAAAATCGCAATCGGATTGCACTTTGCGTATAGATCTCATAGAGGCATTGATATAATCAACACGTTTTAACCAAGAATCCACAAATGCATCGGCCTCTGCGCTAAACCCTGCGTTTGATTGCATCATAATCATATTTAACAAATCGACAATTCTGCGAATCGGAGAGGTCATATGCACATATTCATCTAGATTTAGTGCAGAATGTGCCAAGTTCTCCTTGACAGAGAGTTTGGAAGAAAGATCTACGTAATGCCCGCAGACGCTGCGCCAAACTTGGATGAACTTGATTGTCTCCAAAAGAGGTTTATCTGTTACTGTTGTACTTATCATTTTTTCATCGCATGAAGAGGTAGATGACTCCTTAGTTACGCGGAAAACCCCCTTATTCATCGTAAACAAGTGTTTGGCACAATAGTGATTCATTAATATCATCAAGTAAGCAACTACATCATGACTATTTTGTATCGAATGAATATATTTTTTGTGGACAGTCATCAAATCAACTACCCCGAGCAGTTTGTTGTAGTGCACATTTTTTAAAAGAGTAGGTTCATCGTAAACAAAGTTCTTGGCAACACGTATCTTGCATGGGACAAACCGCACATCTTTTATAACGCCGTCGTCCCCTATCGTCGCGTCCATTGCGTAAGAGATTCGTGTCTGTTTTTCTTGCAAAGAGCATAACCCATCAGATAAAATAGTAGGAAGCATGGGCCGTTTCTTGTCTGGTAGATAAATCGTCGACACTCGTTGTGAAAAAGAATCCCATAATTTTAGTGCATCTAAAAGGACCGGGACATTAGATATATAAACACTGACGATAAACGTGTGTTCGCTTCGAATGTCGCTTATAGAAAACCCATCGTCATAGTCCGCGCACCCACCCGGGTCGATCGTGAACACATAGTGCGTTAAAGTCCGGTCTTCTTTTTCTCCAGATATATTTGCAAAGGCGTCGTCGACCAATGTAGCGGAATCCAATTCCTTTAGGCGTTTTTGGGCGTCTATGTTAAATTTTTGGATAGAATGGTTCAATGATTTGCAAAACAGTTGGTATTCATAAAAGTGTTCTAGGACATCCACCCCTCCGATGTTTTGAACCAATGTAGCAATCGGGTGCGCGCCATCCCAATCCACAAATTGAACTGTTACATAGAGGTCTGGAATATCTTTAAAAAAACCTAAATGTTTCATTTCATATGGGACAAGGAATGGCGGGAGTCGGGTGTCATCTGGGATGCACTTGTATAATGGTTTATTCTTCCTTTTTCCATATGTCATGTAATCGCTCACAACAAGCACCCCCGGGATGTTTTTCATGGCGCGGATAACCGAATAAACCAGCGTCACAAGACCTGTTTCCTTATCATAAGTAAACACATCTTCGGGGAAAAGTTTTTTAGAGATAACCTCGATCGTCGCCTCGTCATAAGAAGTGATTGGTTGAAACGAATCATTGTCTACCATTTGTTTCAACCCAGTCTTGTCAATAAATAGTTTATAAGTCGCGAGTGTCTCCATTATAAAGGGAATAAATTGTCTTTAAATAGTTAGAAATGCAATATATATTATATACACGATTTGTCTTTATATTGTTTACAAGTTACCCTTTTCTTCCTTTGAATCACTCCCTTCTTCTTTTTTCAAAGTGTTTTCATCCCCTTTTTCAGAAAACTTGAATGGTGCATTCTTCGCTATTTTATGCGAGACATTCTGGTTCTGCAAAAGGTACATCCCAATATGAGGCGAAACGGCGACATTGTTCATATATGTCCTATACTTGCAAGACGATACACCTGTGTCTTTGTTGAACTTGAAACTGTACCACCAGTAAGCAGGAATATGCAAGCACTTTCCTGGTTTCAAGACAATTTCTAAACATTTCACCTTTTCGAAATCTGCTTTGTGCTCTACATCAGGCGACCATGGGTTCACTGGCGAAACAAACTCAAGCGTTTCATAGTCTTTGCGCTCGCTTAAATACTTGGCATTTTTGGGTGGCGACATTTTAACACGAAGTTCACCCTGGTTTACCATAAAATAGTTGCGATAGTTTACTTCGTACCGGAAAGGCGTTATCACATCTTGTGCACCAAACATAAAATCGTAATAACAATTGGACACCATTGGTGGGCGCAAATTTTCGTCATTGTACTGAAAATGTTTGGAGACGCCAGTTTCTGTTAGGAACTCCCCGTTGTTTTCTGATAGATAGGATGCAGTTTTATCTTCTTCGCATAATTGTTGGGCTTCTTTTAAAAGAAGAGGAAGATAAGTGACTGACTCATTGATCTTGTCCGCGTCATTTTGATTGCGCATTTTCACTTCGAACGCAGCATAGTTCTCGATAATTGCGTCTTTCTTTGTCGAATCTACAATTTGACTCGTGGTTTCATCTAAATCAAATAAGACAGGTTGACGAAGGTCGCAAATCTCTTCCATCTTAGGTTTGGAATATTGCTCAATTTCATAGACTTCGAGTTCGTCGCTTGTTTTTAAATGAAACTGTATATGCAGATATAAAAATAACACGACACAAAATATAAATACACTTGCAATTAACTCCATAAATTAAAATATACAATACTTGAATAATTTAATTTATTTGTTTATACTCATTAAATGTCGTCAGACAAAAATAGCGAAATCTCTTGCATTTGGTCGACAGATACATTGTTCGATTTTGCGGTAAAGGTTCCAAATACCTTCTTCCTCAACAATTGACCATTGGTCGCAAACGCCTTAGTAGACAAACTTAAAGCCAATGGTCCAATCGCTTGGTTTACGGGTTGGTAATATTCAAGTTGAGCGTCCACAGAGGCTTTGAAATCCGTGGGGGAAGTGCCAGAAGGGTAATTGTCAATAAACATGATGGAAAAATTTCCAGAAACTTTCGCTATTCCTGTGTAAGTGATTTCATCGCCAGATACATAAGAAGTTTTTGGCACATTGTATAGCACACGGTAAGAAGCAACCAATGACCCGACGACGGTTGTTCCATTGTTTTCAGGGCTCGCGTAGATGTCAGTTGAGGTGGCATAAGTAAAACCAATCAACGTGGTCATGTCAGAGTTTAAAAACAAAGGGATGCGCTGACCGGTGTCGTAAAGCGCAGCGTTCAATCTGTTAATATAGACCTTGTATGTGTTGCAGCAATTAGTCCCGATCGCTAATGGGTCTGAGCAAACTGTGTCGATGTATTGCAATCCATTGTTGCACTTGTCTGGGCACGCTGTCTTAGAACAAAAGTTTCGAATTCTTGCCGCTTGTCGATATCCACTCATTATATATTTGTGCAAAGATAAAATATTTACCCAGAGCATTAATTTACTCTTTTTATAAAATTACTCAATCTTTGGTGCCAAGTAAAAAGATACCGATGACGCGTCTCCAATATCGTAAGAGATTTTCATCGGAAATGTCTCGCTGACGCCAAACGTGATTTCATGTGCTAACTTGTTTGTGACGCACATCTTATGAACATAATTTAAACTGTAATTTAACACAAATTCCTGCCCTTCATTGATGCTAAATGAATTCAAATCGTCGATGGGGATATTGATCATCATTTTCCCTGAATCCCCTGTTGCAGAAATATTAAGTGCCTCTTCAGAACAAAATATATTCATCGTTTCGCCAAATAATGATAATTGTGTCGTGATTTCATGCATTTTCTTTGAACTCACCGAAAATTCAGCGTCGTAATCTACCTCAGGGATATCCAACATTTGCATATCTACTTCAATTAGCGGAATTTCAAAATACTTGCTAAACTCTCCTTTTATTTGGAGTTCATTGACAAAATCGATATTTAACTTTTCAGGGTCGCCACTATAGTGTATCGTCATGGTCTGGTGGTCTTGTGTGATAGACAAGACGTTGTAAAGTGTTGCCGGGTTTATAGAGATGGTGCTGACATCTTTTAAAGCTCCGCTTTCAGTCGCTCCGCTTTCAGTCGCTCCGCTTTCAGTCGCTCCGCTTTCAGTCGCTCCGCTTTCAGTCGCTCCGCTTATAAATTCATACTGCGAAAACCACGTCGCATCCACCTTAATATCATACAAACATACATGAGCCTTGTCCATACCTTGCAAGTAAATATGCGTGGGGTAAAAAACGATGTGAATCGCGTTCGTAAAGTTACTTAAACATTTGAATATAGTTACGAAAATGTCCTTCTTGTGTTTATCAGTAATCACGATTTTCATTGTGCAATAATTGTATAATTATTGCATAATGTGTTTAATATGTTTTCTTAAGTACACTCTCTAAAAATGCGAATTTTCATCGCCGTTTGCCACTTATTCCGGTTTCACCAATTCCACTTTGGTTCGAGTGTCCTTATCTATAAAACAAGAAACGATCCCATATATTTGCGAAAAGATGAATGGCGCTTTGTATACATAGCACTTGACCATCTTATTTTGATATCGCATCTTCAATGTACTACAAAAGGTCTTAATAAATTCCATATGTTTATCTATGTCGCTTACAGTAAGTGTTTTAACACACATATGTGCGACAAAACAAGGATAGGTCTCTAGAATTTTGTCAATTGATTTCACAACCTGAGCTACAATCGCAGCATAAGAGGAAGAAGATCCCGCAAATTTAAAATAACGATAATCCGCAACAAGCACATTCCCTTCTGCTCTACAAATTAAGTCCATGATTTCATCAATAGAAATAACGGTCGCCATTTTGACCGCTACTTCCGACGTCGATTGCGCGAATAACTCTGGGATAGACATAACGGTAATAACAAATTAATATAATTATATTCGTAACACATTTTATATTTAATATGTTACGGCAATTGATTGATTGTTGTGTTTAAAATCGCGAGCAATTCATTAGTTCTTGGTTAATTAATTCTTTCAAATTTGGCGTGAACGTGGTCGAGTTCTCATTGTATATGATGCTTATTCCATTTTTGTTAGAACCAACGCTTCCGCCATTCAATCTGTTCGTTTCTTCCGCGACATTTACACCCACATAATCCTGTTGGTCTTGGTCTTGATCTCGATCTCGGTCTTGGTGTTGATCTTGATCTTGGTCTTGGTCTTCTGAATAACACAAATCGTCCACTTCTTGCGCGTAGAGAAAGTCGCCACCAACATCTCCATTATTGTCACCATTCATTTCTTCAAATTCTTGTACATTCACGTTCTCGTATAAAGGCAATACCGCGTTCACTAATTTAGCGTTTGTCTGCATCGTATATGTCTGAAGGCGCAACAACATATCTTTTAGTTCCTTCATCTCTTCGGAAAAAGTATTAACAGAATTCTTAACTCCTTCCACTTCTGTTTTTAATCCATTGAACAACCCAGGTTGCACACTAGGAGCGCTAGAAGAATTCGAAGAAGCGGATACTTGCTTTTCTAATGCATTGATTCTTGTCAACAGCAATAAATTACTACCTTCAGTATCTTTAGAAGACTTATGAGTTTGTGTCTGTGTCTGTGTCTGGACCTGCGTCTTCATCCCCGCCACAGTGTATTCCAAATCAGACAATCTGGTCAATATGGGTTGCATAGATTCGGTGTTTAAAGATGCGCCTCTGTCTTCCAAATTGTATTGATGCATAAATGATTCTAATCTCCCTAAACGTACTGCGATTAAGGCAATCGCTCCATTTACACTTATCTTGCTCCCTGGCGCAGGGTTTGATAAATCATTTGTCTCTCTAGAGAGAGGCGCAGATTTCACGCTAGCATTTACCCCAGACCCATGGATGCGGGCATTGGCACCTGTGGTATTTCCACCAGCGTTAAAAATTTGTGTCGACCCAATAGAAGTGACAGGGCCTGGACCCGAAGCTCGTCCGAACGTTTGTTCTTGTTGGGGACCAGCGCGTTTCGCGCGAACAGATGCAGCAGATCTAGAAGAACTCATGTAATGACATTATATGCTACATTGTGTTTAAGTGTTTTTCAAGCATAATCATATTTTGCATACGAATAACCAAATAACCAAATAACGCAATAAAAAATGTTTTAATTTCTTAATATAAATCATATGTCGATGAGCGATTCAAATTCAAATGCAGCATTGCAATCATTAACGGGAGGGGCTCAAAAAGGATTTATTAAGCACGTTTTTAGTTTCGAAGACGAAGACAAAGGCGAAATGATGAACATTATACAATATGCACTTATTGCGGTGGTTCCTGTCATTCTGCTCAACAAAACGATGCAACGATATGTTCCTGAAGCAGACGACGAAAAGGGATCTTTAGAAATTGTCGCAGAAATACTGCTCCAAATTTTTGTTATGTTCTTGGGCATGCATATGATTAACCGAGTCGTAGTCTATTTCCCTACATATGGCGGCGTCAAATACCCTGATTTTAGTGTAGTCAACGTCATTTTAAGCATTTTAGTTATCGTTCTAAGTTTACAGACTAAGTTAGGTGAAAAGGTGAGCATTTTGTTTGATAGAATCATGCATTTATGGGATGGTTCTGACAGCGGTGCAGCCAAAAAGAAGAAAGGTTCGAATGGTGGCGTCAAAGTGTCACAACCTATTTCCCAAGGCGCAAGTGCACCACAGATGCCACAGATGATGTCCACCCCGATATCCCAGTTGCCGATGAACCAAATGGCGCAACAACAACCACAACAACAACCGCCGCAGCAACAAGACTTTGGGGGGTATGACATGATGGGGGGAGGAATCATGGCGGCCAATGAGATGGTGGGTGGTGCGTTTGCCAATTTTTAAGGAGTACTAAGTAACATTTATTTGGGTCACATCCTGGTCATAATCATAATTAAAATTAAAATATCATGCGATATATATACATGTCGCATGATATTTACGTAGGGTTGTTTTTCTTATCTGGGACTTATGCGCGTGGGATAGATTCTACGATTGATTATTTTAATAGCATAAAACCGGGAAATAGGGTAGTTATTGAAAAATATGTAGTAGATGGTACGTCGTCTTTGACTCAAAGTTGTTTAAATGATTTTTTAACAAAATACCCATCGGGTGATCGCGCGACCATATCAGAAAGAACTTCCATTATATCTGTCCTTTCGTCAGAATTAGATGGTTTAGAATTGGACATTCCATGCTTTTCAATAACTGCGACATCCACGGCAATGAAGAGTTTGCCCAATTCTTTAACTTATGCGCCATTTGATCAATATTCAGCGATGAATAACTTTATGATTTACAAAGAATATCAAATGAAACATTTCAAAATCCTGTATGTCCCAAACACATTGGATGACGCTTTTTATCAAAGTTATATTCAACTAATGCAAACGCAAGGAGGGTTACTAGGTATCACCATCGAAGTGGATACAATTGTTTTAGACAAAAATTATAACATAGAACCAGATACTTCCATTATATTATTGTGCACAGATTATTCATTTATAAATTCGTCATTTTTGTCACAAATACCATCCAGGTGTTATATCGCGATGACAGACGTAAATGATAATGTAAATGATATATTTGGTGATGTTCCTGCTTTTGTCATACTGCCCTTCCCGGTAGATTATACAGTTACGTCGCAAAATGTATATGACAGTTTGACAAATAAAACTGACTTTATATACAATATATATGGTTTTTTTGATATTTTGTATACGCTAGATTTTTTCACGACAAGTGCACAAACGTTTAATTTGCAAAATTATGTGGACTCGAACCCTTTTACAAATATACCGTCTGCGTTTGGTTATTCCTCGTGGAATTTAAACATCAACGGTTCAGATTATGGGTTATATGATATCATTTTTACCAAAAATTCAGTTATAGGAAACGATTCAACTTTATTTAATTTATACAATGACGGCGGAATAGGACAATTACCACAAAGTAAATCAATATTTGCATCCATGGGTATAGCTCCTTTTTTCTCATCCAAGATTTTCCTTTGCAGGCAAAATTATATCAAAATCTACAATGAAAATAAAGAATTAATTGTGGTTCGTTTTGAAAAAAACACGACGACATATAATAATTCACAGATTATCGTCGCGGAAACGCTCCCTTGCAATTTTAATGTATCATACAATGAAGATGGGTATTTTACGGTATTGCAACCTATCTTTTCTATCTGTAAAAACAAATTGGTCGTAAATCAAACCATGTCTAAAGAAATAACGAATGAAATTATTTTTGAAAATGGTATCTACAACCAAAACACAATTGATGAATTAAAAAGAATTCTATGCAATCCAAGACCACCTGCGCCTCAACCATCGCCATCGACATCATACTCTATGTTTTCATCAAGAAGTAAATACCCAGATAACCCAAATTCTACTAACGCCCGAATTTGTAAGAGCATTTGTGGTTCAGTAAATAATTGTAAAGAATACCGGGACTATTTATTTGGAGTAAACGAGTAAGAAATGATTTAATATATACTTAAACAAATTGGTACATATTAGATATATAATTTTTTCTTCTGCACACCGTTACAAAATACTTCGTTACAAAATAAAACAATGAATTTACATCTCGTAAAAGGTGGCACTCCGCTTTCAAACGACTCCGAATTATCTTCTACGCATCTCAAACGAAGATTGATGAATGAAATAATGTCTCTATACATGCAATGCAATAAAGTCACAATAGTCAAAGAAGGGGATTGCGACATGATTCATGTCACACATAATAACCACAAGTATGTGTTTAAAATAACCTCTTTATATCCTTTCCATCCACCGATAGAAATCACTATTGATGGCATGCGACTAAAAATTGCAGTAAATATCACGGAAAATCGATTTGTCCCTTATTTAAACAAGTTTTATAAAGGGTTTTGTGCATGTTGCATGTCTGTATTAGGGAATAGTTCATTATGGGGACCCGCGATGCGAATAACGCACTTGATCAATGAAACCGAAATGATTATAAGGATGAAAAAAGAAATATTGTTGCGCGTGTTATGCGACGCGATACGTGACAAATATAGTTGCTTGACAGATTTCGCTCCATTCGAATCTTATTTGTTTTAAGAGAAAAACCCTCGTTTCGAAGGGTAATTTTTTCCAATTTGGCGCATTGCTCGTTCCATTGCAAGATCTTGCTCCTTCTTATAACTATCTGATAGCACTGAATTTAATTCTTTTTCGTGTTGCGCCATCATCTTAGAAACATCTCGTTCGTCAACTGAGTAAGGGTTTTTGTGTGGCGCACCATGTTCATCATGACGCACTGCTTCGTAATCGGTGAAAAGAGGAGGTGGTGCATAAGCGAACCCAAATGTTTCGCTCAACGATTTTTGTATATTATCCGCTTTTATCTTGCATTCCATATTCGCCATTTGCATGATAGATATTTTGTCCCCTGGAACTAGCACAAGATCTATCATGACATAATAACTTAGTTTTGATTCATTTTTCGCCATTTTTTGAATATTTTTCATGGCGGCGAGCTGGGATGAAAGCGACGACGTTGGTTTTTGTCTTGAACCAGCAACACTACTGGTGGGGACGACATTCGAACCAATGTTAGTGGCATTGCCAGAACCACCTTTTATCACAGAAGAGTTAAAACACGCACTAAAATCAAATTCAGTGAACGGTGTGTTCGTTAGTAAAAACGCACATTTTTTGTCAACATCTTCTTGAGACATAATCGCAGTTTTATTCACGCCACCTTTCTCGGGCACATAAACGCTGAAATTTGTATTGTCGCGGAACAAGACGATGTAATCTGTAAAAACGATTTTTGACAAATTTACGTCTGATTCAGTATCTGACCCAGCGTCACTTGCGCTTGCACTTGAATCATCCTCTTTGGAAGAAACATAACGCGCCGCTGTATAAGTGTCTTGCCCAGCATCTTTTGTAATTATAATCAAATTAATTTTTAACCCGATCAATACATTTTGTAACATTTCTCCTGCATTAACGCCATTCACACCTTTTATATGCTCTACGTTAAATGATGTATTCTGGTTATCGAAAAATGCGTGTGTCGACACAGATCCAAAAGATTCTAAATGTGCGTTTAGCACGTCGCATAATAATTTTAATAACGCGTCATCGCTTGTATTTGTTAGTGTTGTATTTGTTAGTGGTGTATAAAAATTATGCATCTCCGCTTCCCCTTTCGTGTACCCTTTTAAACAATCAACAAATGGTTTTACTACGTTTAATTGAAGTTCTGTGCAAGAATTACCAGGGGTTTGGTTCATTATCGCGGCACAATTCTTTCTCAAATTTGTTATATTAAATTCTTGCATAACTTGTTGATACTTTTCTTTTTCCTCAGGTTGCGGAGGTCGCAACATCTTCTTGTTATGAATGCTGCGACCTGTTGGGGCATTGTCAATGCTTTCTGATACAGCAATTTTCGATAACTCCCACGCCGCTTTATCGCGTTTAAAGCTACTCATTGAAATCATTTTTAAACAATGAATATAACTTAATTGAGGGTGAACTGTGATGATTGTTTGCAACTGTTTTGCACGCGCCATTTTTGTTTGATATGCTTCAACTAATTGGGGATCTGGTGTGGCGCCTTGTAATAACAGAGATGTGCTTCCTAGTTTCAACGACGATTCATATGCTTCTCTGTCAACCTGTTTAAACAAGGATTCATAATCATTTGACGCTGTGATATAAAGATCTTTAATTTTGGTGAACAAATTTTTCACGAAGGTGTGCACATTTTCAGACGCGTTGTCCATAGTTACAGTTATTGTTTCAGAAATATTCAAGACAAAAATGTGTGCCTCAAAAACGTATTTGTATAATGTTTTGAAATCTACGTCAATTAAACCAGGGGTCTCTGAATATTTTATAAACAAGTTTTCATTCAAAAGAGGGTCTGATGCAGAATATCTTAAAAAAAGCACGTTGTTTAAAAAAAGAGACTTTTTCATCATCTCGTTTAGTCCTTCAATCATAGTAGAACACGCTTGTATTTCATTTTCGCAAGAAGCAATCAATGTCTTATTCGGGACACTGTATTCATCCCCATTTTTCTGTGGAAATCCGACGTTTTTTATTTTTTCTAAAAAAGACTCAAGAATATCACGGGTTTGGGAAAAATAATTTATTAAGGTCATTATGTACTCTTGAATAGTTTCTGCACAATCTTGCAAGATACTTATAAAATCGTTTAACTTGGAAGTTATCTGTTGCACCTGTTGTAACGGAGCAGCATATGTCTTGTTAAATGCAGGTATATCTGTTATCACCGTTGTTGTTGTTGTTGTTGTTGTTGTCGCAACACACTTCACCGTCTTCATAAATGTAAGGTATTCTGTGTCATATAACTTCAGAGCAGCTTCGCGAAATGAATCATCTGTAGATTTAAAAATTTCATCTATTTCATCTATTTTTTGAAAATACTGCGCCAACAAAGTCGAGTTATTCGGGAGATCTTTTGACATTTCGATTTTGCTCCCCAGTTCCTTTATTCTTCCCATTTTCTTTATCAAATCCGTTGTCCCAATACTCATTTTTGTCAACCCTGCATTTCCACCATCAGACAACCATTTCCAAAAATATGCGTTATCAGGTGCATGAAAATGACAAGGGGTGAGATTAACCGTGTTTTGCTTCAATGCGTTTTTCAGTGGTTCAATTAATAAGTCAATCTCATTCAATTTGCTTGACATTGTGGCATGATGCACGTCGTAAAATTTATTTAGTGTGCGAAACATGGTGTCTGTTATGTCTGGGACTCTATTTAGAGTTTTTAACATTGCGGACTGTTCCACCTTTTCCAGAAAAACCTTTTTGACTGTTTCATCCAAATTAAGTCCAGACAATAGGTTCATTAAAGTAAATGAAATAAACTCAGAAGAAAGATCATTTTGTTCTGAAGCAGCTGTCCCCTTCGCGAGTGGGTTAGTTTCCTTTTCTTTTCTTTTTTGATGATTTGGGAAAGGGCGTGAAATAGTCATTGGATTTTTTTTATTTTGCGACACTATTATCTGATAATAAGGTGATTTGTAAGCATTTTTGATAGTACCTGGCGTAAAAACGTTCACCAAATTTTGACTAGTCCCGATACCTGTTCTAATTGCAGCAGTTTTGATGCTAGGTCTTATAATTCCGGGAGTCGACGACTCTTTCAAAACATTCTCCCTCATTTTTACACTCATTCGCGCGTCTTCTGGCACCTCATCCAACATTTTTTTCGCTTCATCCTCCTCTTCTTTTGAATAACGAACAAAAGATTCCGACACATAAGGGTTACGGAAGGAGTGAGATAATTTTGTATCTAGTTGCCACTCTTCATTCCAATTAAATTTATAAATAGTGTACGGTTTTTTGTTGATATAGAGCACATTGTTTGTCGCAAATAACGCATTAAGTGTCACATAAATGTTGTAATCAACCACTCTTGTTTTAGTTGCCTCTTCTAGTGTCAATAGTTTTTGTTTTCCACCAACGCTTCTTAACGTGTCACTAATAATTTGATCGTTAAATGCAATCGAACTGAAGAATTTATTGTACCGATACTTCTTATCTTGCCCTTCGGGTATGTTATAGACTGATTTGGGATTGTACTTGATAGTTGGGTTAAAAAGAACATTCTCCCCTTTTGTATCAGGCACCAACATCGATGGTTTGAATTTTAACGCGCCCCCATTAAAGTATATAGTTAATGTTTTGGATGAAGAAGGAGAAAATGTGGCGTAACGGTTTGGTGTGAAATCGACGGTTGAATATGATGGTCTAGGACCGACACTTGTGCTAGGACCAGGACCGGCACTTGTGCTAGGAATTGTAGTGCTCTGGAATGTTGTTGTATTATATGGTCCGCCTAATAATACACCACCTCGTTTCGTCGTCATACTCGAGTATTTATATATATTTATATTTATATTTATGTAAATATATGCGCTTCTTAATTAAATTACTACTGTTGCATCGCGTCTTGAAATAGAAAAAACGAGTCCCGCTCTTGTCTCTTTCGCTTTTGTTTTTTCGCCTTTTCTAGAATGGCGATCGCTTCATTCATTTCAGTCTCGCTTACCACGCCATCGTTGTTCGCATCGATTAATCTGCTCATTACGCGCATATGTTTGGGGACAACACAATATTCACTGTCTTCATTAAACAAATGCTCTGAAATAACTACAAATGCAATCATAAGCATTATCGAAGAAAATAGTTCACGTGTCCCTAACCACGCCATGGCGAATACTAAGATTTGTTTACCTAAATTCATTTTCATATATTCTTCAGTCGATGGACTAAATTGAATCGGGATGAATTTGGAACCAACGTTTAAAAGAATCATCATGATTCCAGCAAACAACTTGCTATTATCGACCGACGCCGCTATTTTGTTTAATGATGCAAACACATTCACCAGGTAATTATAAAATATAGAGTGCTTTTTCATAATAATAAAGGATAAAAAAAGAAATTGCAATATTTGTAAACAATGATCTAGTGTAAACAATAGTGTGGGCACACATTATTCAATTGTTAATACACGCTATATGACATAAGTTTGCGATACCCCCTAGAAATATGTTCTTTTACTAGAGAATGGTGGTAATCTGCATGTTGACGCGTCTTCCTAATGTATGGGCGAAGCATTGGGTGAAATGCTTCTATTGGGTGAAATGCTTCTATTGGGTGAAATGCTTCTATTGTTTTTTCTTTTATGGATTGCATTACCTGACACGCGATATATGTAAACAATAATATAACAACAATAACCACTTCTAGTTTCATGACATATAAAGATATATTATGAAAAATAAAAACAAAACAACTTAAAAAGGGGCAAACATCAAAGATGAACCAAACGTGTTTTCTGACGCAGGTTCTGCTTCGGCCTCGCTGTTCGCTGGGTACGTATTTACAAGCTCCTTGGACGATTTTGTTTTTCTGGTCAAATCAACTGACAACAAATCCCCCATCCCAAAAAAACTTTCCACTGTAGAGGAGCTGGGTTTGGTCTTTGTATCAGTAGTAGTGCCTGTAGTAGTAGTGCCTGTAGTAGTAGTGCCTGTAGTAGTAGTGCCTGTAGTAGTAGTGCCTGAGTTAGATCCCGACATTTTTGCTTGGATTTGTGCCTGAATCTTTTGCTTTAGTTCATCAATTTGGTCTCCGCTTTTCGCAGTAGTCTCGGTACTTGCGGTGTCATCTGTTGTTGTCACATTTACGGTATCAGTGCCACTGTTTTTAGACCCAGTTGTGGAGCCAGTTGTGGACCCAGTCGTGGATCCAGTCGTGGACCCAGTTGTAGAACCAGAGAATCCCTCCTTAATGTAATACATTTGCATGATCGCGATAATGACCAAAACGACTAAAAGACCCGCGGTAGTATCGTTGGCGGCGAAAAACACAACGACAAGTAAGAGAACCATTCTGCCTAAAATGTTTTGATTAAGCGATTTTATGACGCTTGGGTCAACATACACAACGATTAAGAGCAACACGAATAATGCAGAAAGCGTGTGTTTAGAAACAAATGTGGACAAGTTCATTGATATATAATATATTTTTAAAAAAGAGAGCGCAATAAATAATTAATCATGCGCATATTTATGTTTTTTGGGTAGTTGATATATATTTGAGTATATCTGACGCGGCACATCCCGTGCTTTCTAAACAGAATGAATTGGTACCGCGTTGAATAAAAGACAAATAAATCTTCCTATTTAATACGATTAGTCAAATAATTATCTGCATTTTTATTAAGAATGTCTTTAGCATTTAATGCATCACCATTTAATAGCGATAATGATTATGTGGACGTTAAAAATGGAGACACACCAATAACTAGAAAAAAACAGACAAACAACCGGACACAAAAACGCCCAATTACTAATAGCACTAATGGTAACACAGATAAGGTAAACGCGCTTCTATCTTCTATTCATAATTCATCGCCTGTCGACAGTGAAATGGGAGATTTCAATCCACCCTCGCCTCCTCAATCCTCCGGTGTGCAAAACACTATTTCTAAGGAGCAACAGCAAGAGAGACAAGAACAAGGCAATCAATCATCTGATGACGAAGTGAACATGGGAAACTTGTCTTCCGATAAATCTTATGCGTCCGATAAATCTTATGCGCCCGATAAATCTTATGCAGAAGAATATTACAAAAAAATGATTCCTAATTATAGAAACGGACCCAACAATATGTTCGTAGCCCAGGACTATTACCGCCAGCAATCATACGCCCCATCCTACGAGGGCGCACCTTACATAAGACCCCCAATGAGCAATGGTCGAGATGGAGATATCATGGAAAAACTAAATTATATGATTAATTTGTTAGAAGAATCGCAGGACGAACGCACTGGGAGTGTCACCGAAGAAGTGATTTTATACTCTTTTTTGGGTATTTTTATCATTTTTATCGCGGACTCTTTCGCGCGTGTGGGGAAATATACTAGGTAATGCTAAGTAATACTAGGTAATACATATAATATATGAAAATTAGTTCAAAATTAAAACATTCTTTGAATTGAATGTCGGGTATGCAAAATTATAGAAAAAATACGCAGTGGGTGAAACTGCAATAGGGTCATTTTTCAACAACAAATTGTCTACAATCCAATGATTGGACCCTACGTTTTCTATAATACAATGCTTATATGGTTCCCCAGTCTCCTTTTTCAAACTTAACGCAAGTGCCAGTTTGAAGCAATGAGCAAACTGGTCGAGCCACTGAGATCGAGACGCTTTATTATGTTCTATGCAACTCGCGGTCGAATTATATATAGAGGCGTAACAAGTAATCGCTCGATCCCCCTGTTGTATTGTGACACACGTGTTTTTAAAAAAGTAAACACCTATTACTTCATCTTCATAAATCATCAAATAAATAAATATATTCTCTGTCTGAACCAATTCCATCACGTTTCCGACAGAAGGCGCAATCACGATGTCATATAAGTCATCCCTAGAAAACAAAGGAAGAAGATATTTTATGTTTTCTTTCCCACAAGGCACAACAGTAATCCCCCCATTTTGTGTAATTGGTTCACACCAACTCGCCATCGAAAATATATATGTGTCATATACACAAAGTGGCACAATCCCTGTTAGAACCCCTTCTCGTTTAAAAAGAGATACTTGGATAGAAGTGTTCAAAACGCTTTGGTTATACTCGTGCGTCTGTATTAGCGTAGGGGCGATCCCCTTGGACCGGTGCACCTTGTCGACACACAAATAATCGACATAATAGACGTCGAACCCAGCTCGCTCCCCTAATTTGTAAATAGTGACGTGCAAAGGTCTGCTTGTAATGACACCCAACAATTTGTTATTATCGATGATTTCTGTGGCGGAGTTCGTATTCAACATAAGGTGACCCTTTTCACAATAGAATGACCAATAACAAGGTGCCACATGTCCTATAAAGTAGGGGACTATATTGTTCTTCCTTGGATTAAAAGTGTTTCCTTTGTTTCTCAAGAAATGTGTTTGGACCAAGTAGACAAAGTCGGTGATCAACAGGTCTGACACTTTGTCAAATGGACGCGTTTCGACTCGCTTAAAATCGCAAAACTTGTTTTTTATAGGTAGTTCGGGGCGAATAATGCCTCTTTTGAAAAACCAAGCATATACATCATAGATATGCATGACAGGTTGCGTAGACCAGAATGGGTATTTGACTTTGATATAGGCGCGAACCAATAAATAAAAGACGATGAATAGTGCAAACAAGTACAAAATATAATGATAAAATGAGTTTGTAAATACCTGCTTGTAAAGTTCAAAGAACCATGTATATACGTTTACAAACATGAGTCAATATATCCCATCTAATATAAAATATATGGGGTTTATTGGTATTACTACTGCTGCGCTGCGCTACTATGCGAATGCGCGCTACTGACTGCTACGCGCTACTACTCGTCCAACAACATTAGCGCCATCGCTGAATAATTATGCAAATCGATTAATGTGTCTCTTATCCCTTCATCCTTTATCAAATTGACTCCATTTTTCGTTATAGACATGGAACGTTGTAATTTGTCTTCCATTCTCATCAAGACACCAATCACTCCATATTTGGCAAATGCGTCGCCATAATCTACATTCTTTTTGGCAAACAATTCTAATGCCTCACTTTGAATTTTCTTCATTTGTTCTACTCGGTTCATCTTTTAATTCAATAACCAATATGGTAATATGTGTTTAAGTATTTAAGTATTTGAATATTTAAGTATTTGAATATTTAAGTATTTGAATATTATTTGGCGCAACTAATTACAGGCAACCCATAATCCAACCATCCTGCGACAGGCACACCTTTTACTGGGGACAATCCATACCCAAACTTGATAGAGGTTACTTGGTACCCTAACAATTTGAGAAGGGTCAAGATCTGACTGCTTGTATGTCCAACATAACAGATCAAAAAAATGGGTTTGTCCTTGGGGAGTTTTTTTAGGTTGTTATCATCCATCATGTCTAACCAAAATATGTTTTTCGCCCCTTTTACGTGCATCTTCTTGAACTCTTTTTCTTCCCTTAAATCAATTAAATAGTAGTTCTTGGTTGCCGAAGTATAATATTGATTATAAAAATCAATCGGGGTGATATAGTTCCAATCATCTTTGGTGTCATGCAAATACTTTCTTAATACGCTTGCACTAAACATCGGTTATGTATATATATATGTATTTATTTATGTACATATATGTATTTATTTATGCACATTAATGCACGTGGTGTTTTTCTGCATGTGGGACGACGCTTTCGCGCCTATTCATTGAGCGACTTAAGGCGATTGATAACCTTCAAAACTAATATATTATATTAGTTCCGTAAAAATAGTTACTGTGAACGCAATATATATATACATATTATATGCGGACTCAAACGAAAGCGAAAACGAGATCGAAAACGAATAAGACAAGGCGCAACAATAAATCTGATAATATATACGATTACATAATAATCGGTTGTGGCGCAGCAGGGTGCGTTTTAGCAGCTAGAATTGGGGAAAACAAACACATTAAAATACTTATTTTAGAAGCAGGGCACGACAATCGTCTTAGTTCCAATGTAATATCAAAATACAACAAAGAATTAGAAACAGTCCCAATCAAAGACGGAATATACTTAAGAAGATATCATGAAAACCCAGACAAAAAAAAATGTGGCGGTTTGGAAGCATCCCCTTCTCTAAATGATTATGTCACGGTGAAACAAAAAGAGAGATACTTTGCTTACCCGCGAGGAAATGGCGCGGGTGGTTCTTGCGGGCATCATTCGATGTACGACGGGAGAGGCACTCCGAAAATATATGATAGAATCGCCGAACAAGTGGAAGACGATATATGGTGTTACAAAAACATTTTACCGTACTATAAAAAAATGGAATCATATAATGTGCCAAATGCAAACCCGGACATTCATGGGAATGATGGGTGGTTGCAAATAAAAAAAAATAGTGGATTGAAAGACGATTTAGCGATGGAAATGGTACAAGTTTTGGTCGACGACTTAGGTGTACCATTTAGACAAGACCAGAGTGATCCTGCGCAAATGAGTGGCGTATATTTGTCTGAAGAACAAATCGGCAAAGATGGAAAAAGGTCAAATTCATATCGAGACCTATTAGAACCTCTTATGAAAAAACAAGACAACATTGTAATTAAATTTAATTCAATGGTTAAAAATATTATAATCGACGAAGAAAACGGCGAATTGATAGCGAAAGGCGTGGTTGCGTATCATAAACCATATTTAAGTTTCACTAATGTAACCGGAAATAAAATAGACAAGGATTGCAATGCAGTTTTGCCAAATAAAACATTACCAAGTGAAACAAAGTATTATGCGCGGAAAGAAGTATTGGTATGTTCTGGCGCTTTTGGGACCCCACAACTATTGATGTTGTCAGGGTTAGGTCCCAAAAAACATCTAACTGAAATGGGCATTGAAACATTGGTTGATTTGCAAGGAGTCGGTCAAAACATAGTTGACCACCCATTTTGCTCGATGATTTTTGAATTGGACCCAACTAAAATTATGTGGCATTGGCAGGCAACTGAAATGAAAGAAAAAACAGATTACAAGAATATTTCTTCCAAAGAGATAATTGAATCTATTGAAAAATACGCGGATCCAAATAGTTCTAAAAACGCGGCGATGGCATTGGGTTGGGATTGGTCTTCTGGTGTATCGCCAGTTGATATAAATGAACCAGATATACACATTCAGATAACCAATCGCTTTTTTTTCGACCCAAATAATGATTTTGGTAAATACCCTAACGGTGACACATATCATGAATTGGAACATTCCAAAGACTCGTTTTTACCTGACGCGTCGGACCCAACAAATGTTTCAAAAGGTGTACCAGAACTTAAACCCTCCTTAATTAAAAGTCAAACTGATCCCAAAAACCCTAGAGTGTTTTTAACATTTTTACCTGAACTGCTTTATATAGATGGGTTAAAAGGAGGGAGTATCAAACTGAAAAATAAAGACCCTCGTGAAAGTCCATTAATAGATTTGCGTTACGATACTTACGACGATGGGGTTAATAGATTGGCAAATATGTTTATGAAAATACGCGAGTTTATGGGGAAATCTGGCATGTTAAAATATGCGAAAAATCCTCAAAATTATGAATTGTTCCCAGGTAAAAAATGCAATACCCTAAAAAGCATTAAAACATATTTGAAAAACTGGCAGTTGTATGGTTATCATATTGGTGGAACTGCAAAAATGGGTGTGAAAGGAGATAAAATGGCCGTGGTGGATTCGAGGTTAAGAGTTCATGGAGTAAAAAATTTAAGAGTAGTTGACGCGTCTGTATATCCTGCTCCTCATTTACATGCTTACAATATATCAAGGGGGGTATATTTAATCGCAGAAGTCGCATCCGATTTTATTAAAAATAGTTAACCATATATTTTACATACATACACCAACGTGATGTTCAAATTTTAAAAATATTTCATTTTTTTACATCTACTGCGACATAATGCTTCCCATCTTTCCCACATTTAGATTCATTTGTTCTGCAAGACATCGCGTCATCGCGTTCTATCTCCCCTGTAACCAAATTTTGTTTTCCGAAAAGATAACATTTTCCTGTTTTTGTTTTATATGCATAAATTTCATCATATGGATTGCTATATCTGTGCGCGACATAATTGACACAGGTCAAACAGGGATTTTTTGTTTTGATTACAAAAGAAGAAAACAACCTTAGACTCATTTGTTTAATAATATAAATATTGTAAATAATGTTTATATTATTTTTTATAGATTGATTAAAGTTTATAAGGTTCCGCTCCGCTTACTGCATTCAAGCTTACCGCATACCGCATACCGTTTTATAGATTTGGGTAGCTCGGAGGTCCGCACAAAATTCCGCATTCCCCACATCGTTGGTTCTTGCCTCTCTGAATTAAAATGTACCCACCCATTCCCCACCCAGTTCCCCAACTGTTCTTCACCTTATAATACGCGGTTCCATCTGTCCATGTCCCGTATCCCACTGCCAAGACGCCATGATCCAAATTTGACCCACAATCACCTGTTAGGACACCGCTCTTATAAAGTTGGAAAGCGGGTTGGTTTGCCTGAATTGCAACAGATACTGGTTGAACTGCAAGCGCTAACATCAGTGCGTCATCTGAGTTCTTTGCAACATCTGTATAAGATTTGGGAGCTACGTTCACATTTTTTGTGCAAGTGGTGTAACAAGTCCCCTTCTGACCAGTGCTTCCAGAAGTGTATGGGTAACCGGATTCTGTGCATAACCCGCCATTTGACTTGGTCCAAGTGAATGCGTAATCCATTAGTCCACCATTGCAAGCAGAATCAAGTGTGTCGCAAGAAACCAAGTTTTGCTCAGAAAAAGAGATAAGTTGCCCATACTTGATCTGGTAAGCACCCTCTAATGCGCCAGTGGCAGAGAAAGACCAACAAGACCCGCAATTGCCCTGATCTTTTACACCAGTGACAGCGCCCTTGGTGGTCCAGTCGACGCTCGCAGGCGCACCCAAATCTTCGGCACTAAGTTGCACAAAATAGTCATCGACATCTAAGACCGCATCGTCATCTTCAGGAAACGTCCCGCTTGCCCCGATATATTTCCCAAACTCCCACGAGTTCATATGAGAGAATTGATTGTGACCAAGTGTGTACAACGCAGATTCTCTATTGTGAGAAGTGATAATGTCATCATTAACTGCATAATTGATCAACATGTGCACATAGTGAGAGACATTGGTAGTGCTTCTATTATGCTGGGTAGACCAACTCTTGAAAAAAGGTTCATAATAAGAGATATCGCGGAGCAATCTTACGCCTTCAACAGAGCTTGCACTTGCCGCAACAAACAACTTCAACGCGGTCATTAATAAATTAGTTGATCTAGACATGGACATGTTCTTAATTCTTGGGTATACATATTTATAGAGGAATGTTTTTAATATGTTTTTGCAATATATGTATATGTTTTTGGAACACTAACTACTCTGGTTTTTGCAGTACATATAAATACTGGTAATCATAGGCACACTGTTTCAGATCAATTTTAGATCCCAAGATAAACCCAGCATCAGTCGCCTCTCTTAAAATACTTTCTTGCGATTCCATATACATGATATGCTCGTTCTTCCTTGACTTACCATCTTTATACTTGAATCGTTCTGAGAATTTGGCGACATTGGTATCTTTATTCAAATCAAAGTTCGCTTTATAATCAAAATTATTAAACACTAGGTTAGTGTGAGTAATGCGCGTTTTGGCGTACTTTTGAGGACTTACAAAAGAAAGCGGGTTGCCTGGAGGAAGAATCGGGTCAAACTTATCTCGGTTCACCAAGTGAATAATCAAATAACCACCTGGTTGTAACCAATATAACGCATTTTGAAAAAAGAGTGCCTTGTCTTGGAAATAGTAGAAGGTAAAATACAAGCAGGTGACATGAGTATATACGCCTCCCATCACTGCATTTTTTTCTAGCGCGTTTGCCACTTTGAATGTATAAGCGGGGTAGTTTTGTTTTGCCTGTTCAATCATCGATTCAGAAATATCGATACCCATCGCATACAACTTTTGCTCTTCAAACTTGGCGACATGATGCCCTGTGCCACACCCAATATCCAATATCTTGCTTTGCATAGTAGGCGAAGTAGTGTTAATAATTTCCCCGATTTCGTAATCGTCTTTTAATCCGTTGAATACCAAGTAATCATAGATGTTTGCATAAAATTGGTCATATACTTCGGGACCGGTTTTGAACAAGAATTGGTTGGACTGTGTAAACCCTTCTAAAAAACTTTGTGGTCCAGCGGGATCATCCGACATGTCCATCTGTTTAGAATAAAGAATCATTAAGAAAACGATTAAGATGAATAATATCATTTTTACCATAGTAGGTATTTTTTGAAACTTGTCTATTGCTTTTATAATATAGTTTGCAAGTTTTTCAGTGTATGGGTGCATCTCCTATATGTAATAACGCTATTTTTTTTGTATAATTTGACATATATTGAGAAACGAATGCAAAAAGAATGTGGAAAAACGGAAATCAACGACATACGTCTTGTCACTGAATTTAAATCCAAAACGTTTTCCGAGTTCAAAAAAACAGATGTAAAAAAAGAATTGCTAAAGAATTTGATGCAGGGTAAAATTGAACAATCGTGTTACTGGAGTGCCGAGCTCATTTGTGCAGGACATTATTGCGAATTATGGGACACGATCGTCCTCTTTTACACCAAATACGTTCATCTGGGATCCCCCAAAATCGCCATTTATTTGGACATGCGCGTTAAAAACTTTAGAGAGATTGTTGTTAATGGGTATCTTGACGACGAACTTCGTATGCGCAATTGCGACAAGATACGTCGCCTGTTTTGCGAGATTATCTGCGTTTTATGCGAGGCAAAACGTATGCATAGTTACGACGACACCAAAATACGTGCGGACGATTTTGATCTAGTCCATCTGTCCGACAAATTGTTTGCTCCTTCTGTGACGTTTGTGGAAGAAATATTTAAACCAACCGACCCTAAAGAATTATATGTCGCGTTAAATGAGTTTGCATATAATCTAAGCGACCCTGTCAAAAACTCGATCAACGCCTGTTTCTGGGTAGAGTGGGTATTAGAGTTTGAAAAAAAATGCAAAACCAACAAGCAACATCTTCAATGCGAGCGACGCACTTTTGCCGACGTCAATATCGCGCAACAAATGGATGTTGTTTGGTTGCTTTGGGATATCTTGTTGTCCTGTTCTACCAAAAAGAACAACAAGTTTGTGCAAAGCGCAATTCAATCATTGCTTAATCTGTTTACCATGAAATATACCACTTCTTGTTGCAAGAAACGAAAATATATCATCTTTTTTGCAGTGTCTTTGCTCACAGAACAATCAGTGTCGACGACGGGGGAACTTACCAAGAACAAGGAAAAAGTGGCGGCAATCGTGGACAACATTGACACGATTTATAAACAGATCAAACAAAATGAGCGTTCACCCAATACAGATTATTTGTTTACTGGTTTAGGAAAAAGCAACCTAGACAAAACGATCGAAAAACTAGAAATGTTGAATGGATTAAATTCGAATTTTGTTCCTCGCATTGAATAAACACGGCAACCGAATATCTATATAAATATATATAACGTTGACCATGCCCACTATTCGAAGACGTAGCAATAAGAGAAAAAGTTTAAAGAATAAGAAGACAAGCGAAAGCGGAGTGCTCCCTTCGTATGAGCAAACGCTGGTCTGCAACTTTTTGGAGACGCTTCATATGATCAAGTTGTTTCATTGGAAAACTACGTCTCATTCGGTGCACAAAGCGACTTGCGAATTGCACGCCAAGTTAAGCGAAACCGTCGATACATTTGTGGAGACAATGATGGGCAAGAATGGAAAACGGATTCATATGAACGAGGCAAATAAGTTTGACATATGCGATTGCTCCACTGTAGAACAGTTAAAGACGCGCATGCAAGAATTTAAGGGGATGTTGATCGATATGCCGAACAAAATAGACCCCGTAGTCAATAGCGACTTGCTCAATATAAGAGATGAAATGGTGGGACACATCAATCAGTTTTTGTATTTATTGACGCAGTCTTAAGTAGACCTTGGGTCCTTTGCAGTGGACTCAAAGAGTCTGTTGCTGTGGACCTTTTGGGTCTGTTGCTGTGGACTCAAAGAGTCTGTTATACAGTATTATAATTCAAATATTTTATGTTTTTAAATTATAATGGAACCTTTAAAACGAAGTGCCACTAAAATGTTGAACACTCTTACAGGGAAAATACCGGAGAAAATCTCAAATGATTCGTCAAAAGACAGTGTCGAGACATTTGACCCGCTGCCTTCTCTAGAAGAATTAGACTCATCCCAAGCTTCTTCTAACTCCACGTCCACTGAATTGTTTTCTTCCTCTGACTCTTCTTTTATGTCGATGATTAAAAATAATTTGATTGCAATTGTTGCAGGTCTCGCGCTGATTGCATTTACGGTGTTTAACGTATTTGCATACTATTCTGTGAAAAAAGACGATAAAACGGCGTCTTCTGAACCACAGAAAACTTCTGTTCAAGACTCTGTCATGAAATCTTTAAACGACATGTATACAAATGCTTATGACAAGGTCACCAAATATTTCAATGAACCAAAAGAAATGACAGACTCCGCTCCAGCGCCGCCTCCAGTAAAAAAAGCGCAAGCGAACGTGGTGAAAAATCAAGTGCCCGGGATCACCTCTAGCAAACAGACCGCGGCAATTCAATCCCAGGACGTTATGGCGGAAGATGATGAGGATGAGGACGCCGAAGTTGACGCGTTGAACGCTGCATTGAAAAATGCGTCAAGTGAGTCTTCGTACAAAGCAAACGATGCGTATAGTAGTGTTAAGGCAGAGGCGGGGTGGTGCTATGTAGGGGAAGAAAAGGGGTATAGAAGTTGCGTGGAAGTAGGGGAAAACGACAAGTGCATGTCAGGGGACATATTTCCCACTAGTCAGGTTTGCATTAACCCAAGTTTAAGAGCGTAGTTTATAAGTATAATGGAATATCGTATAATGGAATATCGTATAATGGAATATTGTATAATGGAATATTGTTGCATTATATTATAGCAGAAATGGAACAAGATCCTGTTCAAGATTTTTGTGAGTTGATTGTCAAATACAATGATCACGACAGAGCAGTTAAAGTTGAAGGTGAATTCCCAAACATTTCGGGGACAATAATCGAAAAAAATTTGGTAAAAGGTCTTGACCCGCGAGTTGCGGAGGATCCAATCAAACAAATATACAAACGGTTGGCGTTAATCACACACCCAGACAAAGGGGGGAACGAAAAAGATTTTAAACAAAACAACAACGCATATGAAAAATTGAAGAATTCCCCAAGCTCAATTCAAGATGTTTTTAGTAACTTGTTGGGGGATAAAAAACCACCGCGTGAAATGAGTGCGCCCATTCAACGACAAGCGCCAGCTAGAGACTTGTATGAGTGGCAACCTTCTTTCGACCCATATTTAAAGAAAAAACGCGGGGCGGACAAATCGTTTTCGGAAAAAATAACCCCAGATGAACCAATTAACGTCGGAGATGAATCAAAATCTAATAAACCGTCTTCTTTAAATAAAGATTCTGCAATGAATCTATTTATATATGAATATTTCAATTTTTACAAAAAAAACCCTTCCAAAGGTGAAACGTTCGGGGAAATTGAACCTTACTTATACGCAAAAAGAATGGTTGAAATAATTTTCAGAGGGTTTACAGTTTTACCATTTGATGGCGTAGGCGAAGAAATGTTTAATGACCATGTTAAAAATTTTGTTTTACATACGACACCAATTTTAGATGGCGACAAAACAAATTATTCAATCCCTAACGTCAACTCTAGTGTTTTACGTGAATTTATAATTCATTTTGAAATTGTTAATTCTTATAACGCTATTCGCCCCCCTACCGAAACTGAAATTAGAATTGCAATGGCGAAGATTGACGACAATATCTCATGGCGTCGAGAAATAAATCAAGTTAAACGCCCAAGTACAGGAAGTAATTTTAAAAGGGCGTACGTATCAAGCGTGCTTGGTCCGCAAAAAAAAATAGGTGGTTCAAAAACCAAACGAAAAAGAAACCGAACCAACACAAAAAGAAAACGGGATAAACAAAAACAAAGTAGGAAGACGCGTCGCTAACGAAGTACTTACACCCTTTTTCATTTAAAACGCCGTTTATCTACACTGGAAATTATTTTCAAAAATACCTAATTGTTTCATATTTCTACTATAATAATCAATAAAATCCACTTTTTCTTTATCATCAAGTCTTTCTAAAACTAAAATTAATAACCCAAACGCTTTTCTATACTGATATGATTTTAAAAGTTTGTCAATATTTTGTTTTGAAATTAAAATATATTTCTCCACATTTTCACGTGTTTCCATTATAATACTAATACTAATACTAATACTAATACTAATACTAATACTAATACTAATACTTATTATGCTATCTTTAAATGTATTTTTTTGTTTGTAATAAATGGGCGTTTTAAATGAGAAAAGGTGTAAAACGAAGTACTTAAAACAAAGTACTAAATAACTCTTTTCTTAGCGAACCATCTTTTAATAATTGACGCACTGGGCGACGGTTTTATTTGTGGTCCCGACATCATCCTATGCAGATGGATTTGAAACAGTTTTAATAACGTGAAATCAATATGGTATTTGAGTCCGTTTACGAACGTTTCTGTTCTGGAACCAAGACGCACTGCACAATCGTCGCTTTCTAACAACATCAGAACAAATTCATAATGCACTTTTTGAGGAACATATTTGGTCACGCTCATGCAAGTCACATTGTCCATCAACCTATATTGATTCAAATACATGCGGTAGCGCCAAAGTGTCCTGATGTCATCGCTTTTTTGTGCAGGAAGCGTATACATAACTCGGTCAATATATTCGCGGATTATATTACAATGTGGTGTGCCAGTTGACAGTATAAACAGTGCAATCGCTCGCACAACATGGTTGGGCAATACTTGTGCCAGTGCATAGATGCCTTTTATTGATTCCAACATTGGTACAAAACAAAACAAAACAAAATATAATATATAATATATAACATATATTGCAAAATAGCATTTAAATAGATTGCAATATACATATTTTACGTAGAGGGCGTTTCGTTCCCCGAAGTGAGTCCCTTATACCCCTGTGGCCACTTATCCCCCGAAGACCCCATCTTGTACCGATACCTGGGGAAATAGGTGGGCACCGAGTCATTGTAGCACAATAATTCAATATTCCCTGGCACATTTGATGAAGTTGTCGCGAAGCACAACTCTCTGGGTGGCGCTGTTTTTGTCTCCCCTGTGCAGGGGTTGTACTGCACTTTGCAAACCAATGTCCCGCCATCTTCTATCACAATTTCATCTTGTGGTGTATTCGGGTCACATGTAATAGGGGATTCTGTCGGGGTCCCATCTAATAATATATTTCCTATGACATTGACACGTTTAAACCAACGAGTGTTTGGTTGTGTATATTTATCTGATTGAGTTGCGAATGAGGTCGTGCGCCCATTTAAACGACCGCGCGCAATTTTCGCAAATCGTTGGTTCTTTGTCAGACAAGAACTGTTGTTTTTATACTGTAGGATATTTCCTTTGCGCAGCATTTGAATAACACCCCCTACATCGCTGTAAGCGACAAAACGTTTGAGCTCCGGGATATACACAGAGTCTGTGCTTGTCGGACTGATCGGTTCATATGTGCACTGGTGTTGCACTCGATTCCAGACACGAGCTGGGTTCGGGTTATAACCAGGTTTTAAACAAGACATGTGTTACGTTATATTATATTATAAGAACAATATAATGCAACCGAGATATGGGGACACATTATTGCGGTGCATCTCCATAGAAATACCATCTCGATGACAAATAATCTGATTTGGTTACGTTGATCGCGCTAGTTCCGACCATTTTGGTGTTGGGTCCACCGTTGTTTATTTCTTGGATATCATAAATGCCTAAAGCATAGTCGTAGTACCACAAATCCGCGATATTCCCATTAAATCCACCGTTCATTGCTACATAGACATCTCCATAATTTTGTTTGGGGATTCCATGCAACATTTCGCTTTTGGCGATAGACCCATTGATATAAACATCTAGTTTGGAATTGGTGCAACGGATAATCACGTTCACCCATTTGTTTACAGGAATGCCTGGGACAACCAATTCTTCATTGATGTTGTCATATGTATTCATGATGACTACCAGTGAGTTAGAGTTGGGTGCAATATATAACCCGGGCGCATTGTTTGGGAAATTGAGGCCTGTTTCTGCGATATTGCTGTTGCCCTTATGGAAGATGTGCTTATATTGACCTGTTTGCGTTGGGGATGATGGGTCGATCAACACCCAGACAGACCAAGTGAATTCGATGCCGTCAGTGGCATTTTGAGATCGGTATGCGGTTTTGGACCCTTTTATAGAGGGGTCTTGGGTAAATGTGATCATCGTTTTGGCGTCGACCATTCCTTTGATATATTTTACTTGGTGTGAGTGCGAAAATAAATACCCAATTATCATCGAACCCAATCGGAAAAGCACCATATAAGCGAACAATACCAGAAGCACAAACGCGAACTTGGAAATCAATGTGTTAGATTGCAGAAAACTGGCGGAACCCGAAATGGGAGGTGCTCCGACCCCAGCCCCCGCCCCGTCACCAACCCCTGTCGCAGAACTAATAGAAGATGTCAATGAAGATGGTGTTAATGAATCCATATAATCTATATAATGTATATATATTTCAAATAATAAAATATATATAAACATGTCGCCTATTTCAATTATTTTGTTCTTAATCACATAATCCGCTAAAAAGAGAAACTTAAAGTGTCACGCTGTTTTTTTCGATATCCCCGTCCATCACCGAAAGTTTAATCGAATACTTGCTGAATATGCTGCTTAAAAAATTTTCACCATATCCCTTTTTGTATGTGTCCCACGCTTGTTGCGGATTGATCGAATCATTCCAATATTGGAAATTGGACGTCCACCCAGAGAACCCACCCATTGGGGTTACTATCACAGGGAGAGATGCAGATACTTTGGGGACACCTGGGAGCATGCATGTCTTGACTAGTTTGCCATCGATGTATACATCCAATGATCTTCCATACACACTGATTAACAAGTGTGTCCACTTTTGCAAAGGGATGTTCGGGACTGCGCAATTGTGAATAACGGTCTCATCGTTTGACCCAGAAATCGCGTTGTAACAAGTCAATTTGACCGTTAGATTATTTTCAACGGGAGCAAATATAACAGCGGGACATGGTTCTGGTGGACCTTCCATCGAACCTGTTGCAGAACCTGTCGTAGAATCATCAGATGCGGGAGCTTCTTTTCCTGATCGCGCAAATAATATCTTTGGTTCGCCATATTTGTAGTTCCAATCATCTATGTAGAACCATATTCCATAAGCAAAATTGGTCGTGGTGGATCCCGAGTCGCTTCCTGCAAGGTCTTCAGACTTTATCGTTTGTGCCGTTTTCCCATCTGTCATAGTGGTTAATGTGGACAATGGGGACCGAGCATAACTGATAATAACAATTAACATCAATGCGATTGCTACAAGTGCGATTACTAATTTAACATCCATTATATACTATAATATTAGAAAAATTCATAAACCGTTTGTTATATATCTTTTATATTGACAGACACATTCTCATCAAACTTTGGTGGATTTTGGTTTTTAAATCGTTCGTACATTCTCAATACTTCCACAATAGTGAGGGTATGCTTGAAATAAATTAAACTGCCTACGCCTGCGCTAATTCCGTCGCTGGACCCAACATACATACTGTCGTTTTCTAAAAATGGGGCAATTTCAATTGCGGACCTCGCCAAATCTCCATTGAAAAATATGTCTAAAGTGCCCCCTGTATAATTAAATACCACATTGTTCCATTTTTGCATAGGAAACTTATTTGTTTTGTAGACAATTCGATTGTCTTCTTCATCTAGTTCAATCCCAATCTCTTTCAAGTACTGTGCAATCTGCACGTCGTCGTACCCCTTTTCTGTTTTTAAATTATCTATCAGTGCTTTCATTTGAGCATTGTCTTTGCCTGTTTCTGTTGTAATGATTAGAGTGTTGGTACTCGCCTTGTACTTGATGTTTGGTTTTTCCCCATAATTAAATATAGATGTGTACTTGTTGTACTGATGTCCTGTACTTGGTGGCATCGCGTCTATATTAAACCACAATGATATCGCGTAGTTGTATTCGGGTATTAGTTTCCCACTAAGTTCGTCTGGCGTATTCAGTTCATTATACGAAGTGACCAAAAGTTCCGAGGTGGCATCTACTGGTTCATTGATCAATAATATCCCTTCATTCTTGTCACCAATATAGACCTTTCTCTGATAATATTTGTGTGCATATGGGTACAACAAGTATAACGCGATCAGCACAAGTTCCGATAATAACAAGAACCAAACCGATTTGGGTGTTTTCTCATCTTTGCCCATTCCTACCATTTTTAAAATCATTTCGATCTTGTTCACGTAGATGCAAGGAAGATATAATATTAGATTAACAATCAATCGGATAGCGGGGTATTTGTCCAAAATGTTCGATTTATCTATGAATTTATAAGCGATTGCACCCATCGTGAAAAAAATGCCAAACAAGAGTATCCATGAGAAAAAACTCTTGTTGTTACTATAAGATTCGCCTATGCTTATCAAAGAATAAAGCACCAAGATGAAAAACACAATGCTCAAAAAATAAGTAATCGCCGTTTGAATTTCTTTATCTGGAGGTGTGCTTGTGCCTGCTGCCGCCAATTCTTCCGCCTTTAAAAAAAAGCGATTGTTTTGATACAAAAACATTGCAATCATAATCGCGGTTCCTATTGCAACCACTGTCATCGTACTAATGTCTACATGATTTGTCAAAAACTGAAATGGGTTCCAGAAATAAATGATCGCCATAAATGCGATGAACGCGATCAATGCCCCTGAATATTGAGACAGGACATACTTGTTATAAGAAAGAGCAATCATTAAAACGAATGCGATTAGAACTGCTGCCACCGAATACCCAGACAAATAATCTGTTAGTTTTGCAAGCGGGTCAGTATACATATACACCGCGAACGCAATGATGAAAAACAACATGATCAATATTTGCCCGGTGTGCCCAGGTGTCGACACATTTGCAACGTTTTCACCCAGTTCGCGCCGAAGATACAGATTATTTATCGCGGGCGCCATTAATACACATGCCAACAAAATGATCAAAATGATCCCAAATGCTTTAGCAAATGCGCCTGCTGTCAATGAAAATGCAAGCAGAAAAACAATGATCAACACAGTTAAAACAGCGAAAAAGATCTTTAGTTTGTCTACCAATTCTAAATTTTTCAAGTATGGACTTGAACCTATAATGGCGACGTTCGACGCATTCGCCGTCTTCGCACCAACCCCTGTAAACACTTGAGCAATCGATTTACCTAGATCCACTATCTTGCAAAATGTTTTTTTGAAAATGGAATCAGAAGCGGAAGCGGAAGGAGCGCTCATGAATATCGTTACATTAACTCGAGAATATATTATAATGATTGTACATGTTTCTTTTTTGGCGTTGGTCTCCAATATTATTATGCCACAGCGTCTTTATATTGTTTTTCTAAGAGCAACAACAACAACAACCTAAAGATTTTCCATCGCTGTTTTCTTCCCATGACACTCTCTACAAAGTGCGACCAAATTGTCTACTTCATTCCCGCCGCCATGTTCCAACCTCACTTTATGATCCACTTCAAACCAAGCATTCAATCTTTGACCACACCCATTGCATTTCCAGTCCTGCTGCGATGCCACATACTTCTTTTTGGTTTCACTAACAGATCGTTTAGTCGCTTTTCCTGTTGTTGTCGCTGTTGCAGCGCCTGATGATAATATTCGCCTTTCTTGCGCCATATAATTATGACCTGGATTCAAGTCTTCGTTCAACATTTCCATGAACCCTTTCCCTTGATTTATTCCGTCGATTGCGTTACCACTTGTGAAGTCCAAGATCGGTGAAATGACGCTTAATGATGCACGATCAATCGGTGCATAACGTATCATGTTATTCGCATACAATAGTATGCTTTTAAAGTGAGTTGGGTCGCGTTTGAATAACAAGTAGACCATAATCGCAGCAAACGCGATAAACGCCATTCGGTAATATTTTTTCCAAGAGAGTATAAGTTTGCTATATTTTCCGTCGTGGTAAGTGTCATATATGAGAAATCCTACGATCCCTAAAACCCATAATTCCACTCGCATGGTGTTTATCTATAACTATATAGATATTTATATAGATATTTATATAGATATTTATGTTAATCCTTCTTTCGAATCAATGCATCGATCGCATCGCTTGATCCTTTTTTTTCAGTGTCTTCTGACATGGAAAACATGCTTTCTTTGTGCAGTTTGATTTCTTCTTTTGTAGAGAGAGTGCGTAATAATGCGGATAGCGAAGTTAAATCTGCAATCAACTCTTCCAAGTCGATGACCATTAATGGAGAGGCAAACAAATGTTGCGCGAAAATGCTTCTTAATTTGTCATAAACTAAATGCTCTCCTTTATTTAATTCGCTATAATTTTCGTGATATGCTTCTAAAACCACCGAATAAGAAATGACAAACCCCCATATGTCCACATTTTTTATAAATACTTCATCAAAGTATTGTTTTACATGGAACTCGCCATTATATGTGTATTGCATCATAATCTCTGTCAAGTATTCCACTAAGAAATCATGGGACAATATGTACTTGTTATCTTCGCTTAACCCTGAATAATCGATCAAGACATCATTCAAATAATGGAAAGAGGATTCTCGCTCTGTTTCTTCCTTTGATTTATTTTTACTTGACATTTTATGTTTAAAAACGCCTTGTAAAATCTCGTGCATCACCGTGAAGTGCCCTGCACCTCTTTTTTCGAACCACTTAATAACATAATCAGATAAGAACGGACTGACGACGTCAAAGTCAGGGGATGGGGTTTTCTCTAAAAACTCCGCGCATTCACGTTTGAATTGTTTCGTAAGAAGTATAATTGAAATGGGCACGTTGTATTGAAACGATCTTTGTGTAAGTGTGCTAGGGATCTCGTCTTTTTCTACATAGTAAGTGCTAGATAACCCCCAATCAATTAACCTGACACGGGTTTTTAAGCTTGATTGTTGATCGATCAAAATATTAGACTCTTTGATATCTAAATGGTAAACACCTAATCGGTTCATAGGAAGAATACCATTTTGTAAGAGATCGATCATCGCGTCGTTCATGATCGCCAAGTCCGAAGGTGTCTGATTCCGTTCCATATAATCGCCCAAGTCTTCCCCCCCATAGGGCATATTAATGATTTTTAATTCGGACAAACGTGCATTCACCTGTTTTTTGGTGACATTTCTTTTTTGAAGCGCTTTACATCTAGTTTTGAAGTGTTTTAGATCACTTTTGCTCAGAGGAGCTGGTGTACACATTTTATGCCCATCTAGCAAAAAATAATCTTGGTAATTAGGGACGTTGTTCAGAATATGTTTGTATTTAATTGTGTCTTCGTATTCTTCCTTTGCATATTTGGATAACATCATTTTGGATATGGTTTTATTGTGTTTGCTAGTTTTACGCCGCGTTTTTACGCCTTCACACTTTAGTTCTGGTTCAAATACGCAACCAAATCCGCCAGAAGCGGTCACCTCTCCTCCGATTGTCGTTTTGGTTTCCATCAAATTCAAGGGTATCTTATTTTATCATGATATTATTTATTTAGATGTTTGTCCGGATTACATTAAGGTCTTGACTTGTTTTTAGAAGAACGAGATTTTTTACCGCGTTTATTTCTGCTAGAATTCTTTTTTACTTTTTTTCCGCCGATCGCGACAGAGGCGATTGCTATTGCGTCTGCCACTAGGTTAAACGCATCATTGACTGCATTTGCCTCAGATCCTTGTGTTTCTGGCGGTGGTGTTTCGATACTTGTTGGAAGACTTGTTTCACTAGTTGTCGGAACACTTGTCGGAACACTTGTTTCACTAGTTGTCGGAACACTTGTTTCACTAGTTGTCGGAACACTTGTTTCACTAGTTGTCGGAACACTTGTTTCACTAGTTGTCGGAACACTTGTTCTGGGGGGAGAATTCACGATCGCGTGAGGACGAATTGTTATTTTGAATTTAATTACGGATGGTGGTTGCCCTGCTTGTGGTTGCCCTGGCGGCGACTCCCCCTGATTTTGTGTTATCCCTGCTGGTATTTGTAGATTCGCTAGTCCCACTGGGGGTCCTGATGTTACTGCCGTTGCTGGTATTTGTTGTGCTACTGGTGTTTGCTTCGGCAAATCTAAAGGATAAACTGTCGAGTCTTTTCCACGGAAGGAATTAAAAATATTTGGAAACGATTGTTTTTTGAAATTCGCAGAGGAAGGGGTTTTTACGCTTTCACGAGAATTATCAGGAGATAATGCCGTCATTTCTATGTCTCCCTTATCACTTAGTCCTATAGTAGACTCTTCACTCGACCCTTCACTTGATCTCTCTTCACGAAGAGACATATTCTTCAATTCTGTGCCTGAGTAATTGCTTGTAAATGATCCTTTACCTACGCTTTCATTAGAACCTCGAACTGATGAATCGCCTATTTGATTTAATTCATGTTTTCCGATTGATATGCTAAATTGTATTCTAGAAGGGTCTGCTGCTTTATTTGCAACGCTTACATTTTTTATGAGATTTGTTCGTGTATCTTTAATCTTTACTTCGCCCTCATTCATTTTTGGTGCGCTCGTCAATGTCGAGGCAGTATTATCAAGCGCACTAAAAATGGTTTGAGGTTGTGTGTTGTTTATCGCAGAACTTTCGATGACAGGTGCCTCCTCAATGAAAGGTGTACTACTTGTAAGAGTTTGTGCCACAGGGGGGTAAGAACCAGGAACTCTGCCACTAACAATCGGGACAACGACATCTGTTGTTACAGGGATAGGCGTTTTGTCGCTTATAATAGGGATAGGCGTTTTGTCGCTTATAATAGGGATAGGCGTTTTGTCGCTTATAATAGGAATAGGTATAGATGTGGTTTCTGTCTTGAAAATTGGTTGAAACATTTGTGTGTGTGTATATGTGTTATATATACGCGATATTATATATTGTATAAGATATCTTACAAGGTGTCAATAAACAAACAATTTTGTGAAAAAATAACTTCTAATCAAATATATAACAATAGAACCAATGAACATTCAACATGTCGTCGAAGAGATATACGCGGAAATCAAAAAAAGAAAAATCACAGGGAAAAACGCGGATTATATCCCTGAGCTTAAGAAAGTGAACCCTAAATTGTTAGCGATCTCAATTTATACCATTAATGGCGAAGAATACGACGTTGGTGATTTTGACGAAGAAGTCGCCATTGAATCTGTCTCCAAAGTGTTTAGTCTAGCATTGGCACTAAAAACAGTTGGCACATCTAAAGTATCTAAAATGATTGGCACTCAACAAACATTTAGTGCATTCAATTCAATCTCCGCCATTGAAGATTCCCCTAATCACACTATCAATTCATTCGAAAATGGTGGCGCGATGTCTACCACTAGCATCTATTATGACAAGAATCCCAAAGTATATGAACAAAAAATCTTTGATAACCTCAGCGACTTTGCGGGAAGAAAAATCACCTATAGCAGAAAAATATATAATTCTGAAATGAGTCATATCGACCACAACATGGCGATCGCTCATCTCTTAAAATCATATAAAAAATTTTATGGGGAGGTCTTACCCTGCGTGTCCGCCTACACAAAACAGTGTTCTGCACTAGTTACCACCAGAGACATCGCGCTGATGGGCGCCACTTTAGCAAATTATGGTATCAACCCGCATACCAAAGAGCAGGTGCTTAGTCACAAAGTGCTGCCCTATATTCTGACACACATGGCGGCCAATGGCATGTACGGGTATTCAGAAACATGGATGACCGAAATCGGAGTGCCTGCAAAAAGCGGGGTCGGAGGAATTATCTTGATCGTCGTGCCGAATGTCATGGGGATTGGAATACTTTCCCCACCTTTAGATGAAATAGGGAACAGCGCCAAGGGCATCTTAATCGCCAAAGAATTATCCAAAAGATTGCGGTTAGGGGTGTATGATAGGAAGAAGATGCATGTTTAAAGCCGTGATAGCGGCGACCGAAGCCGAAGTGATAGCGGTGACCGAAGCAACCAAAATAAATATATAATGATGTCTTTATATAATTATATGTCTAATCCTTTGTGCAAGTACAAAGACGCGTTCGGGCGTTTAGGGACAGGGATCCATTCCTACCGCATTATGAATATCGCAGTACTAGATTTTGTTGTCACTGCATTTGTCGCATACTTGTTGTCATTAATGTTTGGAACCCGTTTTTTCCCCACTTTCGTGGGTTTTTTCTTATTTGGCATTGTGGTTCATCGCGCGTTCTGTGTTAGGACAACTATCGACAAATGGGTGTTCCCAAATGTGTAATTCTCTGAACCAATGTCTGCTTTTGTTTAGGACCTTGCTTTAGACCTTGTCTTCGATCTCGCCTTAGATTGTGCCTTAGACTGTGCCTTGGACCTAGTTCTCGCCCTGCTCTTACTTCTCACATGACCACCACTCATTCGCACACTTCTTTTAACTTGTGTTCCGGGCCTATGCATTAACGCATTTATATAAGTCACCGCTTTGTCTTTATCGTAATCATATATTATCTGACCATCTTCATCATATTTCCTGTGCATATGGTCTAATAGCACACTATAATCAACAATCACATCAATTGAATTTCCGCTAACATCATTCCCTTCACTGTCGTCGTAAGAAGTAAATTTCCTGAATTTGGCACGAGCAGTGGCGCCCCGATCTGGGTTATAAATAATTTCTTCTAATTTAAACTCATTGTCGCCAAGCGCACCTATCAGATCTTGCATCTCTATATTCATGGTTATTCTATAACGGTATATAAAAAATTATTCAAATGCTAATTAAATTTTAATGAAGTTATCTCTTAATATACACATAATTTCGTGTCACTTGTATAATGGCGTATCGGGTTCATGATTAAAAGGGTCGGTGCGTGGGAATAGTAGATCGAACCCTCCTTTCGCTACGTTTTGTACAACATAAAACAATAATGCAAAACTACACTATTAAAATGGAAACCCAACGATCGTCGTATATTAAAACAGATGACAATAAAATCATAAATGAAAAAAACATTAAATGGGTTAAAAAATGAGTGAATGTTTTAATGTTTGCACCAAATCGACAGGTTGCGCTGACACACATGGAGATACACACCGAATGTGTAAAATAAATAATTTAGATAGTTATAATAAACTGAATAAGCATTTTGAATAAAAACGTTGAATAAAAACGTTGAATAAGACCTTTATTTTCTTCCTTTGAATCAATTAAAAGGTTTACAAGAAAATACTTCAAACAATTTTCTCGCACATCGTCATACGCGCGCTACGGAACACGATGTCGTCTTCCGCATAATGTGTTTTCAACTTGGTAAACAGTTTTTCCGATTTTTTCACACTTGCCACCAATTTTGGCGCATCATAACGCTGCTCGATAAATTCGCAAAACGAGTGCTGTGCTTCATCCGACGCACTAAATTGTAACACATTTTTGTTATTCATCTGGCACCAAATCAAAAAATCTTGGTAATGAAATAGGATAATCATTTTCGCAATATAGTAGGCAAATATATGCGAATCTTCTTTGTACTTGTGTTTGCGCATCGCGGATAAGTGTGCATCTGTTGAGTAGGTCGATTCATAATTTAGACCCATGTGGTTCAACATTTTCACCATCTGAAACATCGAGTAATTAATTTCATAGGAAGAAAACTCTTGGAAATGGAACAAGAAGGTTTCTAGGTTGGTGTCATAATCATGCTTGTCGTCGTTGGTTATGGAATGTGTCTTAAAAAAAGAGCAGAACACCATATTTAGTATTTCAGCCCATGACTCGGTGTATGCCTCGAACAAGGTAATATTCGAATTAATCGGGAACAATTTCAACATGCGTTTGACACACTCGTTCGAAGGAGAGGTTGAAAAATCCAGCGCAAAATTGTGGAACGACTCGTGCAACATCACTTTCACCCATTCTTCCTTTCTATAAATGATGATTTCAGATGGTTCTAAACAGGCTCGCGTATAAGCAGTATTAACATGTGGGACACCAATCACCTCGTCTTTACTACGAGGCATCTCTTTCTTCAAAGAAGTCAAATAAAGGTAAATAGTAAGTGATTGAGAGCATTCCATTTTCGCATAATGGTGTATCATGGTGATCCACATATAGATCCAAGAAACGTATTTGTCGTATACTTCAGGGTGATTTATAGGGTCATCATTTTCTTCCTCTGAAGTAAAAACAACTCTTACTCTTCGATTAAAAATAGTTTGAAAATGGACATCCACCGTATATTGTGCCGCATCATCAATTTGCCGAACAACATGTTTGGGCAAGTATTCTCCTCCAAAATTAGACCCTTTAACAATATCAGAGGAAGAAAGAATCTTGGTCACCTTTTTGGTGTAAAAGTGAGTCCCCTTTTTTTTACACTGGGTTTTCACGTCGTCTAATATTTCTTGCGCGTCCAATAAATCATTGTAAAATTGTTCCAGCATGTTTTCTGTCGATTCGGTATAATCTGTCTGGGATTTTGGCGTGCAATTGTGCTTTGAAAATATGTTGATATGTTTTTTACTGTGAGTAGATAACTTCATTGTTTATAAATATTAAATAGATTATAATGTATAGAATAGATTATAATGTATAGAATAGATTATAATGTATAGAATAGATTATAATGTTTTGCTTTCAATGAGTTATTTCTTCTTCATTTCTTCCTTTGAAACAAGTTAAAGGAAGAAAATATAAAAATTAAAGACGCTCCTTCACGATCTTGTCACGAATAATCATCAGTTGCTCGTCCATGGCGGGGGGATGTCCTCTTACAAAATGCATTAGTTTTGCGCGCTTGGTCGCCAGCAACATTTGTTTCAAATCATTGTTCTGTGTAAATTTCGACAGTTTTGCAGCAAACATCTCCTTATCCCCTCTAGATTCTTCGCCCTCGCTACCACCTGTTTCAAGAAACCCAGGGTCCTTTTTTACCTCTTTGGGTCTGATTTTGACCCCCTCAAATTTCCCGTTTTCACCCACCGACCTCGCCATGTCCACGTTTTTTGATAGTTCTGTCCCTGAATCCAAAGAGAACGACAAGTAGAAATCATGGGCACCCCGCTTATATTTGGCCCCTTGATAATAATGCTCTACACTGTTCCACCGATGATTGTCTAACGTAAATGGTTGTGCCCAATTGTTGTCTAGTTTCTTTCGCCAATCCTCGATCGACGCCAATACAGAGAACTCTAGAGCGGGGTTCACGCGTTCAGGCATTTTTTCGTTTGCCCCTTTGCCAGGCAACTTTGCTTTGCTAGAATCCGCATAGAATTGAAACACCGTGTCGTCGTCATACAAGTTCATCACTTTTGCCTGGGACACTTCATCAAACCTTGCGGAGGGGTCTGCCTCCCTGGGCACAGATCCTTCTTCTTGTAACTCTCGTTTGAAATGTTTGAAATCAAGTATTAACGAAAACAACCCTGAATTCAATTCCATACACTTGTTCACAATCATTTTTTTCAAATCGTATGGTATTTCTTTAAATGTAAAAATCAAATGTTCTTTGTACCCGATTGTCTTGTAATGGTTGCCGCTATATTCGACAACAATGTAGTAATCTGGTGCAAAATTGGTGAGACCTGACTCTGCAACCACCCCACAATTCAATACATTTTCGATGTCTCCATATTTGAACATTTCCAAGGACAAAATGATAAACTTGATGTTAAGTACTTGTTCCAATGTCGCCAAGACCCATGCATCTGCCCAAAAGGAAGAAGACAAAATATATTTGCGGAATTCATTCAAATTCTTGATATTTTTGATAAATGCATAATCGCGCATATTTTCTTTCGCCATCTTTTTTTCTTTTTCCAACTGTTTGACTTGTTCGTTGATATGGCGAGTCACTTTGGTTATTTGTGCTTTCTTCTCGCGAACTTCCCCATCCCCTATCAGAGAATCATAGATCTTTTTTTGCTCGTTGTACTGTTCAGTCAAACATTCAATTTGATTGTCGTTATCTTGTATTAACGTAGCGTACTCATCGTACCTTTCTCTATAATAAAGAAATTGATCATTCGTTGCTTCCGCTGCCACTTTCTTCCTTAAAGACAAAACAGTTGTTTCTTGACCAATACTTAAAAAGGCATCTCGTATCGTGCAGAAAAAACAATCACCACTCCCTTCATTGTCTAAAATAGAGTAATTTGGGTTGCCCATAAATTTATTGACCCAATTGTCCGAAGAGAGAGCTTTATACTTATTGCGGATACTGGTCGCCGTTTCTTTGGTTTCTTGTATTAATGGAGGGCGCAACATGGTGCCTCGCATAATGCTGAATATGTCCTTTCTTGATTCTGGTATCACCAGGTCTTCCGCTACGCGAAGCTCTTTCGCTTTATATTTAGACCCATTGGTTTCTTCTTTGGAAGAAGATTTACCAGAAGAAGATTTACCAGAAGAAGAATTACTGGAAGAAGAATTACCAGAAGAAGAATTACCAGAAGAAGAATTACTGGAAGAACCTTTACTTTTCTTCTTTTCTTTTTTGGAACTTGTCTTTGACGCCGCCTCTAACTCTGACTCGGAAGGAGGAATCATCCTCAAATTCAACAGCATTTCTTTGCTTACAAATGTATAGATAAGCGGGTCATCGATGCGGTCAAGCGCCAATTCCCCGGTTTCATCGATTAAATCTAACTCATTCGACGCTTTTATCTCGTAAACACCAATTTGCAAGACCTTGTCATTCTTTTTGACTAGATATACAGGAAAATACGTGATATTTCGCGAATGGAACGCGTTTTTGGGTCGACCAATCGCGATAATGATTCCTACGCCATTTACTTCGATTTGATATAGTTCTGATTCTTTGTCTAAATCTTCTGGGTGAACCTTTTTTGTTTCGGGGTAACTTACTCCATTATCTATTTTGGAAAGCACCATCGTTTATATACATTATATTTATATATTTATATAATTATATATATGCGTATATCTGTACATGTATATAAATATGTATTTGCGCTTGCATTATAACAATTTTGTAAAATAAAAAGCATTTCAATAACATTTCAATAACATTTCAATGTTTATGTCTCTACCAAACAACAAACTGTTTCATAAATTTGTCTTGTTTCAACTCGTCTAAGTACCCCCAGAACCGTTTGCGTGTTTCCACCGTAGACTCATTGGTTGGGTCTTTTTCATACAGTAAAATAGCGTATATCAATTCCATCTTTTTGCGCTGATTGCGCTGTTTGATAATCCCATAGTACTCACATATTTTGAGCAGTTCTTTTACGCTATAAGACGCTTCATATTGGTGTGCCAAGTATATTTGGTCGTCATCGACATTGCATTCGTCTTCAAAAAAACGTTGAATATAATCATCTATTTCATTTTGATCGCTCGTTTTTTGCCCCAAATCATCGTCTTGAAGGGAAAAAAACATGTTGTTTTTATTAGAGTTCATTTCAATAAAGTGATAATATAATAATATAAAAATATAAAAAATGTTTATATTATTGTTTTTAGTATGATATAATTTACTACGTCACAATTTACTACGTTACAATTTACTACGTTATAAAATGTCTTGTTAAACCATCGCATCTGCAATATCCATTAATTTAAACTTTGCTTTGCTAGGAAGACTGGGATATGTTTTGGGTTTGCTTTTCGAGATTTCAACGATCCATTGTTTTACAGTGAGCCCCTCAATCAACAAATCTTCCGAAACAGAGATCGCGTTCAAATCCTCGCTATAAATGATTCCTATAATTTCAGACAACTCATTCACTTCATTTGTCTTGTTCGCAACCTTTATTAGTGAATTCATCTGAGAAACAAGGGTGCATAGCGTTTTCAACAACGTGTTTCTTGATAGAACGCCATTTTTGCACAAATTGACGAAAAACAGCGACAGCGCACGGCGTTGCTCATTGATTTTCACGAAATCGCAGTACTCATTATAATTTTTATCTGGGTCGCCACACTGAATATTCTGAAACAACCCTTCAAACGCATTGAAACTAGTTTGAAACGCGTCTTTCAACGTCTCATAATTTTCTATTAAATTCGCATAAATATCTGCATACAATTTGGAATAAAACCGGTTGGTAGAAGCGATCGAAAAGACAGTTGTCCCCACTTTGCTCATATCTTCTACAGTAGCGCCAGAATCAACCAGTTCATTCAAAATATCGGAAATGACGCGAACGCTATCGTCTTTGTTTTTATCGGTCACCTTATTCAGCGACAATTGCATTTTGTTAATAAGACCTTCAATCCCTTCTTTTTTCTCTATCTTGGTCGCTTGAAATGATCGAATGCTGGACCAGTCTTCTTCTTCTTTAGCTCCTGACCCTGATCCTCGCTTCTTACCACCCACCCGTTCTTCTTTCGATGACGATGTAGATTGAGCAGAATCGTGATGCATCTTTTTTTGGAATACTGGCGTTTTCACATATGTGGGCGACCCCACTTCGGAAGACAATTTGTTAATAAGCGCCAACACATTTTCTGAAATAACGTAATTAAACCCAGAAGCGGCAATATTTGCAAAATTTTGCAAAGAATAAGTGATCGTTTTCTGAGAGACAGCTTTCATTTTAACGATTTATGTGTAAGTGTGTAAAAGGTGGTTATATGTTGTTACAATATATTTAAATAATCTTATATCAATTTTTTTATATATTATATTCGCGGTTCTCTCATTATACACAATCAAAATATATAAATAGTGAAACCTACTTAAAAACAATGCAGTATATAATATATTATATTATCGCAAACATGGAATCATCATCATCATCTTTTGACGCCCCCGGTAAAGAAATAGAATCGAACGATTCACTTGAATTCGTTATTTCTAATTGGGATCAGTTAGATATACCGGAAGAATTATTAAGAAGCATTCATGCATATGGATTCGAGACTCCTTCGCCAATTCAAAAGCGTGCGATTCTCCCGATCATTGAAGGGAAAGATATTATCGCGCAAGCCCAATCGGGGACTGGCAAAACGGCAACTTTTTCTATTGGCGCACTGTCTCGCGTAAATTTGAAAGAGAACTCTACACAAATTTTGATGCTTGCCCCTACCAGAGAGCTCGCTAGTCAAATTTTGAAGGTAGTCAATGGGTTAAGTCGTCAAATGACCGCGCTAAAGACACAATTAATCGTGGGTGGCAACACAATCGACGAAGATGTCGCCTCTTTAAGAAAAAGCACTCCTCATATCGTGGTGGGGTGTCCTGGTCGCGTTTATGACATGATTAAACGCTCGCATATTTCAGTGAAATCGCTAAAGTTAGTGGTGGTAGATGAAGCAGACGAAATGTTGTCCGAAGGGTTCAAAGAGCAGATCTACAAGATTTTCCAGTATTTTTCAAAAGATATCCAGGTCGCACTATTTAGTGCCACATTCCACCAAGAGTTCTACGAAATCAGCGAAAAGTTCATGCGCAACCCAGTGAATATCAAGGTAAAAGCAGAGAGTCTAACATTAGAAGGTATCTCGCAGTATTTTGTCGCACTAGAAGATGACAAGCAGAAGTACGATACGCTAAAGGATTTATTCTCTGCGCTGACTGTTTCCCAATGCATCATTTATTGCAACAGCGTGGGTCGAGTCAAAGAACTGTGCGAGGCAATGATTGATGATGGGTTTCCTGTTTGCTGCATACACAGCGATATGGATATGGAGTCGCGTAAGAAGACATTCGATGAGTTTGTTCTAGGAGCTCACCGTGTCCTTATTTCGTCCAATCTGACTGCTCGCGGAATCGATGTGCAACAAGTCAGTGTGGTGATCAACTTCGATCTGCCCAAAGATGTGCACTGCTACTTGCACCGAATTGGACGCAGTGGTCGCTGGGGGAGAAAGGGAGTAGGAGTCAACTTCATCACCAAACGAGATGTCCCCAAGATTAAGGAAATCGAAGAGTATTACCACTCGGAGATCCAAGAGTTGCCCTCTGATCTAAGTAAGTTAGTAAGATAATGGCACGGTGGGAATTAATCGGTTTGTTAAAAATATTTTCTTTAGTGAAGGTTCTTTAGGCGTTTTTATTGTGACACAATAATTCAAATACTTATTTTAGGAGTAGCTCGTCCATTGACATGTTTTTTCCTAGATTTATTCGCTAAAATGAATGCGGTCTTTTTGTGATCGCACCCATTTTCAATAATGTCGTAATCGACAGATGCTGCTTTTCCTGCAGTAATGGCGCTCGCTAACCTCGCTATTCCCCATGATTGAGCAGTTTGGTTGGGCCTGGACCCCGAAGAATAATATGCACCTTCGCCTTTTCGCACAATTTGTTTCAATGCGCTTAAAGAGCACCCTGTCTTCCGAGACAATTCTGCATTAGGTCTCACGTGGTCAACGCGATAAATTCTGCGAGCATTAGAAACATGATTTGAGGGTTTACTTGTAAAAGATTTGACACGTTTGCGGGTATAGTATACCCCTTTTTTGTACATTCTTTTTGATTTTCGGAGCGCGTTTATCTGGCGTTTTTTGTCAGAGAAGCTCAAGTTTTTTGGGACATATTTGATGGGCACTTTCATATGACACGCGCGTTTATATATAGATAAACATATTGTATGAATAATAAACAATAATAAATATATTGTGTGAATAATAAACAATACCATGTTAATAAGATCATTTTCAAATAATATTGCAAAATTATTATGCACCAATTGCAGATTATATGATAAAAAAACAGGTCTATGTAAATTAAACGAGTTATATGCATTTGAAAACAGAAGCAATGAACGCGTATGCGGTCCAGATGGGAAGAAATATCTGGCGATAAACAATCAAAATTTGATTAAATCAGAAGAGTATTTTAAATATTGCACAATGTTTTATGGGTATACAATTGCTTCATCACCATTCGCATTTGTCTACGATTTTCGTATTTTTTGGTCAACCTATATTTCATGGGTCTTTGGGTGGTCTTTCGAACTCTTGTCAAGAGAGCATGAAAAAAAATATCTAGAAGACAATGATATTCGCAGCAACCAACTGGAAACAAAAGAAAGATAATTATAAATCGTTTAAATAATGATGTTAAACTATTTAATTAATACAATAACAACAAGAGGTATGTTTGATTTTGACATAGAGTTGCGAAAGAATTTTGCCGCACCTATTATGTACAATGCTTTGAGAAAAGAAGTAGACCCGATTATATCTTCTGATTTGGAACTAGTTCGGTGCTTGGACCCGATTACGCCATCTATTTATACACACTTGATGCGACCCAGCAATGGTTTAGGCGCAAAGATCGCCTCTTTTCTTCCTTTGCATTATACAACCGATATTGTGTTTTTAAAGGATACACAACGCATCTTGAAATCAGATTTGACCACTGCGCAAGAGAATGTTATGTGCTTCGCCAAAGAGAATCTTGAATATGACAAAATGGTGGAAGCATATACCAGTTTAAAGAACGACAATGGGTTCAAAGAGCGATATTGTTTTATGGACTGGGAACACCTGACTTTTTTAAACAAGCAGGATTGGGCGATGCAATCAATTAGTTTATATAATTTGTCATCTCCTTTGTTGACGATACTGTTCCCCCTCTTTTTAACCATTATCCCTTTTTTTGTCATCAAAGCGAAAGGGATGAACATTAGTGTAGAAACATATTTGTCCGAGTTTAAAAAAGTAGTCTCGAATCACGCAATCGGGAAAGTGTTCACACAATTCAACGAAGTAAACGCGCAACAAAAAGTATACCTGCTTGTTAGTGCGGCGTTCTATTGTTTTTCTATATATCAGAACGCATTGGTGTGTTTGCGACTATACAACAATATGTATAAAATATATGATTTTTTGAATACTTTCCGTGAGTACTTAAGTGGCACTATTAATCGCATGAACCACTTTTTGAATACTTGTTCGAATGCCACATCTTACACATTGTTTAATAACAAGACAGAAACGGCGATGCGTTATTTGATGCGGTTTTATAACCATATTTCATGCATCTCTGGAATAGAACAATTCTCATTATCATTCAATTCGTTAAAACAAATTGGCGCAGTAATGACCACCTTTTATGAATTCCATGACAATGCGGAATTGCATAGCGCAACCATGTATTCCTTTGGGTTCCATGGGTACTTAGATGTGCTAGAAGGTGTAAAGCGAAACTTGAATGAAGACCATTTTTCTTTTTGTTCTTTTGTTTCTTCAAACATGTTAAAGGAAGAAAAGAAGAACAAGGGCGGGCGTGAACGCAAGGGCAAGAACAAAACCACCTTCGAAGGGATTTACTACCCCTCGTTAATTGGTCAAACTCCCGTTAAAAATACATACAAGTTAAGAAACAACATGATCATCACTGGTCCAAATGCATCGGGTAAAACCACCATACTAAAATCTACCTTGATTAACATTCTATTTTCACAACAATTTGGGTGTGGTTGTTATTCTGGTGCAACAATACAACCCTATTCGCATATACATTGTTACTTAAATATTCCAGATACATCGGGAAGAGATAGTTTGTTGCAAGCAGAAGCGCGAAGATGTAAACAAATCATCGACGCAGTGAAGGAAACGCCTGCTTCGGAGTCGCATTTGTGCGTCTTCGATGAAATTTATTCAGGAACCAATCCAGAAGAAGCAGTTCAAAGCGCTTTCGCAGTCATGAAGTATTTAGCAAACAAACCAAATGTCTCTATTATGCTAACTACTCATTATGTCGAACTCTGTGAAAAAATGAAGGACCATCCCAATATGGTAAACAATCGAATGAAAGTGGTTCTCGTGGAAGAACCGAAGGAAGAGAGTGAACCAAAGGAAGAGAATGAACCAAAGGAAGAGAATGAACCAAAGGAAGAGAATGAACCAAAGGAAGAGAATGAACCAAAGGAAGAGAATGAACCAAAGGAAGAGAATGAACCAAAGGAAGAAAAGAAAGGTCAAAAATCCCTCCAAGATTTCAAGTATACTTACTTGTTGGAAAAAGGAGTATCCAAAGTGAAAGGGGGTGTCAAAGTGTTAATCGATATGAAATACCCTGCGGAAATTTTATTGGACATGTAACACTTCGTTTAATATAAAAAATAATAATAACCTAATAATTCAATAATGATTTTATCCATGTTATATGATGTCAATTTCATAATTGGTCTTTTAATTACTTTAGTGTTAGTGACACTAGTTGCATTTTATTTCACTCAACGCATCGAAGAGCAAAATGAGAAGATCGGCGCGATGTCTGTGGTAGTGCAAGCATTGGTAAAAGGATTAACTGAAGTAAAGAATGCTCAACAATATGTTAACCTCGCCACAAATCAACAAAATGGCGGAGCCGAACAAACCCAAACAATCGATTTAGCAGCTTTAGACGAAGTCAATGATCTTATCGAAGTTTCAGATGAAGAGAACGATAGCGACGACGAAGACTCATCTTACCAAACAAAATCTATACAAATTGGTGGTTTGGTCGACGACTCTATTAATGATGAGGCCCTTGACGAGGAACCCATCGTAGAGAATGTCTCTTATGAGTCCGATGAATCAGAATCTGAGTCTGAGTCTGAGTCTGAGTCTGAGTCTGAATCGGACGGTTCCGACGATGATGATATGCAACCTTTAGAAATGACCGCGTCTCTACAAGATACTGATTTGTTCGCTGGTCAGATCCTTGATCTTGGCGACGGTGAGTCACAACAACCCATTTATAAGACGATTCACATTTCATTAGATAGTTCAGAAGACTCTGCTTTTTTAGAGGCAACTCCTGGCGTGGATTACAAAAAGATGTCATTAAGCGAATTGCGTGCCATCGTGTTAACCAAAAACCTCTGCGCCGACTCATCTAAATTGAAAAAGCAGCAATTGTACAAACTATTAGGCGTAGAACAATAGTGCGTTGCGTATTTTTAAATTTAATAATATTATTTAATATTATTTAATAATATTATATACTAAATGTCTTGGGCGACTTGTTATTCTGGTTCAAACAACATTCATCATGCATCTCCACCAATGATGAGTGATGGGCGAAATTATGCGTCATGGGAACCCGATGCCGCGGCAAATGAAAAAATGAAAATGAATGCGAATATAAAAACCAACTGGGATTATCGTAATTACTTGCAGACACACGCGTCTGAAATCATGAAGCACAACAGTGTCGAATCATGTTACGCATTAGGAACTTCAGTGAAACCTGTTCTTACGGATAAGAAGAACGGTGCCCCTTTTATGTTTGACGGGTCTTTTGATCAGAAGACCCCTGTCTTTGGGTATGAAGAAAGCGATTTGAAAAATGTCTACTTGAGTCGCGAGCAATTGTATGCGAGGTCAGTGGCGCCGTCGATCAACACCAAGAACTTTTAATAAGTGATAAGCGATAGCGACGGTAAGCGATAGCGACGATAAGTGAAACGACAATAAGTGAAACGACGATAAGTGAAACGACAATAAGTGAAACGACGATAAGTGAAACGACAATAAGATGATCTTTTAAGAGCGCATCTCCATCAAACACACTCTTTTGTACAGAAATATTTTGGTGTCAAATCGATGCGCACATGTAAATAAGGCACCCCAAGACCATGTGCACTTACATAGATGCAATCATTCGTTTTCAACATTTCTTCTATTGTCAACACAACCTGGCACCATAA